TCGTCGCTAAGGCACTTGACTGGTGTCCTGAGGAGGAGTGTGGATGTCCCGATGACTGGGACGACTTGCAACCATGTTTGAGGATCGATTAATGCCTACTTACCCTGTAATAAATAAAAAAACTGGAGAGAAAAAGACTCTCTCCATGACCATGAAAGAATACTGTGATTGGAAGGATGAAAATCCTGATTGGGATAAAGACTGGATGGAGGGTGTCGCTGGCACTACCTATGGTCAACCCAAACAATCTGATGGATTCAAAGAGGTGATGCAAAAAATCCAAGCAAAACACCCTGGTGGTAACCTTAGTCGCTATACCTGATAACCTATGCCTCGTAAGAAGTCTCCCGTCCCGTTTGGTATGAGTAATAAGCAAATGAAGAGACGTAAACCGATTAATTTAGATCACCTGAAAACTATTCAGCCTCTAACTGATCATCAACAAGAAGTTTTTGATTGTTATGCTGAGGGCAAACACCTTATTCTTCATGGTGCTGCTGGCACAGGTAAAACATTCATCAGTCTTTACCTAGCACTACAACAGGTGCTAGATCCACAGTCACCATACGACAAAGTTTATATGGTGAGGTCTCTTGTGCCAACACGAGAGATTGGTTTCCTGCCTGGTGATCATGAGGATAAGAGTAACCTTTACCAGATTCCTTATAAGAATATGGTCAGGTTTATGTTTGAGATGCCAGATGATAATTCTTTTGAGAATCTGTATGCAAATCTCAGGACTCAAGAGACTATCTCTTTCTGGTCTACATCATTCCTTCGTGGCACCACACTTGACAACTGTGTTATTATTGTGGATGAGTTTAGTAACCTTAACTTCCACGAGTTGGATTCAATCATCACTCGTGTCGGACAGGATTCTAGAATCATTTTCTCAGGTGACTACGCACAGTCAGACCTAGTTAAAAAGCATGAAAAGAGTGGAGTCCTTGACTTCCTCAAGATCGCCCAAGCAATGGAGTCATTCTGTTGCATTGAGTTTGGCATCGATGACATTGTGAGGTCTGGTCTGGTCAAAGAATACCTAATTGCAAAACACAATCTTGGATATGTTTAATGATGTTTACACATGTTGGTCCTGCTAAACCACTCGGTGAGTTGGAGAGCAGGACTCTACCCTATGGACGTTTCTATAAGATAGACGACGGTTGGTTGCCTAGTGTGACTACCGTCGTTTCTCATAATACAAAGGCAGGTATCCTTGCATGGGAGAAGAGAGTAGGTTATACTGAAGCGGAGCGTGTGCGTCGTGCAGCATCTTGGCGTGGCACAAAGTATCATGGTATCGTGGAGGACTACCTTAACAATGAATTGGAAAAAGTTGAAGAAAGCGAGGGTCTTCCCGCTTACCTTTTCAGGTCTGCTCGTGAGACTCTTAATCGTATTTCTAACATACATGCTCTTGAAGCCCCTCTTTATAGTGCTAAGTTGGGGATTGCTGGTCGGGTTGATTGCATTGCTGAGTTTGATAATTCTCTAGCGATCATTGACTTTAAGACTACAAAGAATCTCAAGAAGGAAGAGCACCTAGAGAAATTCTTTGTGCAGGAGGCAGCATATGCCTACATGTATTACGAGATGACTGGTGTTGAAGTTGACAAACTCGTCACACTATCTGTGGCAGAGGATGGACAGGTGCAGGTCGTTGAGAAGCATGACAAGGTGCCCTACATTAATACTCTTATCGATTGGATCGAAGAGTATCGTTACTATGTGAATAATACAAAATGAAAGATACATTCTTAGGCATTCCATTTTATAGATTCTATTTTCCTGGTGACATCAAGGGAGTAGAAGAAGCATGTAAGACTCTTAACTATCGTCCTAATGGATCTAATATGATCTGGGATGGAGTGATCGAGAATGGTTATGGTGGTAGCGATTTACATAGACATCCACATCCTGAGTTGATTAATCTGTTTGTATGGATTGATCAATGCTTGGATGAAGTTGCCAAAGATATGGGCATGGATAACAGACTCAAGATTAACTCAGCATGGTCTCATCTAAATAGACCAGGGCAATTCTTTTACGACCATACACATGCTAACTGTTTTGTTAGCAGTAACTACTATGTGAGTGGTCTTGAGCAAGATAAAACCAAATGGTTTTGGCCTAATCCTTACTTCGATAAGACAAACATCTGGCCTTGGGGTGAGTGGGAAGAGGATAAGTTTTTCCTCACTCATGAAGAGTCCACTGAACCAGGCAAGTATGTTGTCTTTCCTCCAATGATTAGGCATCGAGCAGCGCCAAACAGTGCTGCTTATGATAGAATTACTATTGCAGCAAATGCATTTCCAGATGGATACATCAATTCTTCTGGCGTATCCCATCTAGACATCAAGGTTCTGTAAATGAAAGAAATTGAAGAGAAGTTTATGACACAAGGCAAATTCACCTCACTGGTTGAGCACCTAGTGAAAGAAAGTGATGGTCTTATCAATTATATTGAAGCAGTTACATCCATCTGTGAAGAGTATGAGATTGAGGTTGAAACTGTTAACAAACTAATCTCTCGACCCCTGAAAGATAAGATCAAGTGGGATGCCCAACAACTTAATTACATTAAACGCACGAGTAGAGGAGTCCTTAACCTATGAGTGAGGAATCATTTTTCAAATCAGATGTCGTAGTCGAAGAGTTACAAGACATTCAAAAAACTTATACAGATCTGTTGAAAATGTCAGCAGGTCTCGCTGAATTCTCTCCCAAGGAGAGACTGGATCACATCGAGAAGACCCTAGAGTTGATTGCGAAACAGAAAGTATTCTATGCTCGCCTCGCACTAGCGTCACATGGTATCGAACCTGGCGATGAGAGTGAGGAAGTTGGTTTCCTTAAGTCTCGCATCGACCACATGTCAGAGGTCTATAGCGGCGGTCACAGTTTGCTCACAATTCTGGATCAGATGGAGCAGAAACTACAGACATGGCGTTATAACATCAAGAAGGACCTTGACAACGACTAAATAATATGCCATCATAATACGGTGGCACACACGCCAAATACAAACTACAACGGAGAAATACAAATGTCCTTTTCAAGTCTTAAATCTAAGTCTGGATCGTTTTCTAAACTGACCCAGCAGATTGAGAAGATGTCTAAACCTCAAGGTGCTGGTCCCGACGAGCGTCTTTGGAAACCAGAGGTTGACAAGTCTGGCAACGGTTATGCTGTTGTCCGTTTCCTCCCCGAGCCTGAGGGTGAAGACCTTCCTTGGGCACAAGTGTGGAGTCACGCATTCCAAGGTCCTGGTGGATGGTATATTGAAAACTCTCTCACTACTCTGGGTCAAAAAGATCCTGTTGGTGAGTTGAATCGTACGCTGTGGAATAGCGGTATTGATGCAGACAAAGAGATTGCTCGCAAACAGAAGCGTAAACTCTCTTACTACAGCAACATCTATGTTGTGAAAGATCCTCTGCATCCTGAGAATGAGGGTAAGGTTTTCCTCTATAAGTATGGTAAGAAGATCCATGACAAGATCGTCTCTGCTATGCAACCTCAGTTTGAAGATGAAGAACCTATCAATCCTTTCGATCTGTGGAAAGGTGCAGACTTCAAGATCAAGATCCAGACCATTGGTGGTTACTGGAATTATGACAAGTCTGAGTTTGCTTCTGCAAGCATCCTTGGATCTTATGATGATGAAAAACTTGAGGAGATCTGGAAGCAACAGTATTCTCTGAAAGAGTTTACTGATTCAAGTAACTTCAAATCTTATGAGAAACTTGAAGAGCGTCTTAACATGGTGCTCAACAAGCGCTCTCAACCAGTGCGTCAACGTGACGAGTCAGAAGAAGATCTCTTCAACTCTGATGACATTATGACACCTAACGCAGTGGTACAACCTGACCCCACACCTAGTGGATTTGGTGCTAAGATTGAAGAGTTGAATAAAGCAGACGACGGACCTGATCTAGATTACTTCGCTGCTCTAGCACAAGAAGACTAATGAAACTCCCCAACTGGCAACATAATTCTGGCAAAGACCAGAAACGCACTTTGAAACCTCAAGCGCTGAGGCAAGCAAAGAAGCGACGCAGTGCTCTCAAAAAGAAACTGCTGTTTGGTGCTGCTGTGTTGGGGATTCTTTCTGTCCAACCTGCCAACGCACTCACTTGGAAGGAGTTTTGGGAACCATTCCAAGACGATCACCACCACTATCATTATGACTATGGTCACCACCACTATCATCGTCCTAGACGACGTTGTGAAGTGGTAGTCCACCGTGAGATGTGGGTGCCTGGCAATTACTATAGATCAGGTTACATGAGACGATGGTCCGAACTAGAATGGAGGCGCTGTTGACCGAAGCTATTGTCTATACGAATGGTAACCAAGAATGTGAGAGACTGCTCTCACTTCTAGAGACTACCAAAGTCAAGCGAAGAGTATACATGCTTGACAAAGATTTCACCAAGCAACAATTTCAAATGGAGTTTGGTGGTGATGCACACTATCCTCAAGTCGCTTTCGGTGTTAAACACATCGGTGGCATGAAAGATGCACTGCATTACCTCAAAGAGAAAGGACTCATCCACTGACCCCATATATTATTTGACTTTCCGTTCACAGGAAGGTCGAAAAAAAATTCGGGGTATTTTTTGGTCCTCAGGGTTTTTGCAAATTTACTATGACACACTACAAACCTTATTCGCCCGAATGGCATAGATTTAGGTATCTTAAAGAATCAATCTACAAATATCTTGATGACGGCATAGACAACGATGTTATCATGCAAGATATTCTAAATATTGTGTGTGAGCGCCAAGACGCTGCACATGCCGAGTATCATAAACTCGAAGACCTAGAATCCAAACTGCGCGTTTAATATGCTGTCAACCGCCTACCGCCTTCGTCTTGAAGGCATTTGCCGCTGCATTGCTAATAATGAACAAGTCCCATTAGAAGATATGATCTGGGCAGAGAAATTGGCAAAACGCCATACTACTGCTCGTAACTGGTTAACAAATGCCAGACGCCTCGCCGCAAATCCAGATGTAGAGGAAGGGGGCACAGACGATTTTTTGAATAAGATGGGTTTGGGAGATCCAGATCCAACACGTCATCGCACTACATTTGAGTCCGCTGACGATATTGAAGATTGGTTTCGACGCGATAAACCCGATGACTGGAGACAACGAGATTAGACCAGTTGACTATTTGCTCCTTATTAGTGACATGGAAGGAGCTTGCACATACACAAAAAAATACGGTTGGACAGAGGATCATGAGATCCTACGAAAAATGTGCAACCGTTATTATAAGGAATATTTTAAGTTAAAGAAGAAAAGTTAATATCCTCCTCCATAACCCTGACTCAGATTAGTGCCACTGGACTGACCACCACTTGACCCGTATTGGTTAGTTTCAGTGGTTGTTTCTGTTCCTGCCTGAGATGTAGTGCCTGCAACACCTGTAGTCACGGTTGTGGTGCCATCAGCAAGTGTCTGACCTTCACCAATACCGAGAGATTCGCGTGTAAACGTCCTAGACGTATATTCGCCAGTTGCAGCAAACTCGACAGATGGGATATTTCCAATATCTGTAGAATACTCGTCTTTGACTGTTTTGAAGACTTCTCTAACAGCACCTTGAGTGACTTTATCGCCATTTTCATCAACTTCGCTATTTGGAAGATATTCGCAAAGATTGAGGAATTCCTCTACAAATTCGGTTAGATATTGAGGTCTTAAAAGGTAAATATTGCGTTTATAGTCATTATCTCTAACTTCATATTCCCAGTTAGTTACTGGAAACAGTAAATCATCTTTTAGGACAGGTGTGCCGTCAGGACGATTATATGTGAAAGTCTCAGAAACAGTCATTCCTGCTTTCAGCATAACATCACCCCTAGGTGACTTAACTTCTTGAGTTTCCCAATGATGGATATCGTCGATATTTGAGTAATGAGTAGAAGCAAACTTATATAACTCATCCTCTGTCATAGGCCATTCATCGTAAACATTGATGATGTTATTACATATCAACACTACCCAGTCATACGCCATATTGCCATAAAACTTCCAAGCAGTCTGATCAGGTCTTTCATTGTTAGGGACCGTATACTGCTCAAAACCTAATACTACGTCATCTAGATTATCTCTAATCTTGATTCTACGAAAGATATTCTTCGCCAAGACATAGGGATCTACGTTATCACGTCTATAAGACGAGTTTCTAACATAGACATTAGGTAAGAATGTAAAGTAATTAGACATTAGAATCCTCGAAGAAGTCTCTGACAAGGAGACCAGTTTCTTTGAAAGTCAGTTGCATTTGATAAGCAACAGGACCAAAATCATATGTTTCGTCACCACCTGCTCTAGATTGTAGAGAAGCATAATTACCACCCTGTGCGAGATTGAGTTGCATACCACCCAATACACACTTAACAGGGAATCTCATGATGTTTTGAAGGACTCCTCCTTTATCACCACTGTTAGGTGATACGATCTCTTCCTGCTCTCCACTTGACTTATGTCTGACAATGCTCAAACGGAAGTAATCAGGTATAGTTAGCCACCTATTTTCACTGCCTGCTCCTGTACCATAGGCAGGTAACATTGCTTTTCTTAGTGACTGAATAATTTCATTGATAGTGACAACATCAGATGCAGTTTTAGGTGCAAGCGTAAAATTAAATGAATGTTGTCTAGGATCAACACCCTCAAACACCATTTCTTCGTATGGGTTGAAGATTTTCTTCTGAGTTAGTGCTGATAGACTATTAGGTGTCAGACTTGCTGATCCACCTGTAGCACTTGCAATAGTGCTGATTGCTTGAGCACCCAGAGCAAAACCTAGTTGTGGTTTCGCTGCTTTTGCCATGGATTCAACCTTTGATCCGAAGTCGTCAGAGATACCACCAGCAGCAATCATGTCTCCTGCCAAACCAACAGCACCTGATCCCACTTCTCCAAGTGCTTGCAAGTTATATCTTGCACTATAAGATTCAGCGAGTTGGTTAGGAAGATATAGATAAATCTCTTGTTTGATAGATCCGCCAAATCCCTTATTTCTAGATCTACCGTTTCCACCTACATAATTATATGGATTATTGTCCTCACTCTGAGAATCGTATATATCGATCTTCAGATAATCGATCACCTCAGTCGGAAACTGCGCATCAGGTTTGATCGCCTGACGACTGTTTGTAGACGTAGGTCCATACGGTTTGGACTTTGGAAATACCAATATTTGGCTCATGAGTTACTCGGGAAAGTTTAGACCTTCAAATATCTCAAAATATAAGGGTGACCCTACCAATATTATTTATAGGTCTTTGTGGGAAAGAAAATTCATGGTTTGGTGTGATAAAAATGAAAACATCCTTGAATGGGGTAGTGAAGAGATTATTATCCCCTATGTCAGCCCTGTTGATAATCGGATTCATCGCTATTATCCCGATTTCTACGTCAGAGCAAGAACCAGGCACGGAAGGATTAAGAAGTTCATTATCGAAGTTAAACCGCTCTCGCAGACTAAAATACCCAAGAAACAAAAAAGGGTAACTAAGAAATACCTCACTGAGGTTAAAACTTATGCAATAAATGATGCAAAATGGAAAGCAGCACGAGAATATTGTGCTGATCGCCGTATGGAATTTATGATACTCACCGAAAAAGAATTAAAGGTATGAGCATCTTCAAAGACGTAAAAGATCTTGCTGAAGGTAAGACCCAATCAAAAGACTGGTATCGTAGTCAACTCTATTACGGTCTGGAGGACTATACTGGCGGGTTTTCGCCAGGTGATATTATCACTTTCAATTACAATGCCGCCAACCCTAGAGGGAATTTGCCATGGTATGATAGGTTTCCACTGGTGCAAATAAGTGATTTAGATACTCCAATGGGTCAATTCAGTGGTGGCAACGTGCACTATTTAGCACCGAGTGCCCGAAAAGGCATCTGTGAGTCATGGGCAGACGGTGGTCAAGCATATCCTGCCAGATGCCATCATAAATACTTTATATCCAACTGTAGTAATGTAAAAGTCGTCCCGAGGATCGAGTTACGCGATATGACTCCCCTCCCCATTGAGCAATTCGTGTTTAATGTGTTAGGACGATGGGTTGATGTCCCTTCAAATCACATATGGAGTCGCCTATAAATGGCATATTCAGAGCCTAATGGTTTTAGGAGGTTTTATGATCTTGTAGCATCTGGTGCCAAGGAGCCATCGAGGTCTAACCTATTTTCCGTGTTTATCGGGATACCTCCTGTGCTGCGTGCTAACGAAAACTTTGATTTCAAAGAATACCAAGAAACTATCAACTATTTCGCGGATTCTGTAACTGTTCCTGGTAGGAGAATTACTACAGGTCAAGTTAGAGACGTTGGTGCAATGCGTCGTTTTGCTACTGACACCGCTTTTGGAGATGCAGCATTCTCATTCATCCTTACAAAGGACATGTATGCACGCACATTCTTTGAAAGATGGATGAATTACACTGCATCAGACGCAGAAAATCGTGTTACACTGTATGATCAATATACAACTAACATTATTATAAGTAAGTGGGAGTCTGGGTCAGGTGTTAAATATAAGGACGCTTTGACTGATGCAGAGCTTCGCTTAAATAGAGTCACTGGTGTATGGCAGATGTATGGGGCATTCCCTTATGACATGTCTGCTATGAATTTGACTAACGGACCCACAGATCTCATCAAGGTAGATGTTAAATTCTACTATGAGAGATATAGATTTGACACTGTATCAGAGAATATCTCCTTTGATGCAAACAAAGCTGATCGTGTTGTTAACCAATTCTCCGATGTCGCTAGGACATTGGGTATTCCTATGGCACAGGCAGATGTCGCCAGATATGGCATCTAAATAGATTTAATAGTATGGAGTATTATGCCTTTACCTAAGCTTGCAATTCCTGAATATGAATTGACACTTCCGATTACTGGTCAAAAGGTTAATTATAGACCTTTCCTTGTAAAAGAAGAGAAACTACTATATCTTGCAATGGAATCGCAAGATGAGAAACAGATGGTTAAAGCAGTTAAGACTATCATCAAAAACTGCACAAACCTGAAACAAAAAATTGAGTCACTTGCCACTTTTGAGATTGAGTATATCTTCCTTCGCATTCGCTCTAAAGCGGTTGCTGAAGTGAGTGAATTCAAAGTCACTTGCCCTGACGATGACACAACAATGGTCGAAGTTTCTGTGCCTCTAGAGGAAGTTGAGCTCAACATCCCTGAAGGACACAAGCAGAAGATCATGCTCAATGATGATATTGGTATCAAGATGAAGTATCCTTCACTGGATCTCTTTATCAACCAAAACATGAAAGATGAAGCAGATCTAGATGATATCTTTGATCTTGCTGCGCAGTGTATTGAGGCAGTATATGACACCGAAGAAATTCACACTGATTTCACGAAAGCAGAAGCAATCGAGTTTCTTGAGAATCTGAATTCTGATCAATTTGCTAAGATTCAGACATTCTTTGAAACTATGCCCAAACTGTCTTATACCTTGAATGTCAAGAATCCTAAGACAGGTGTAGATAATGAAATTAAACTTGAGGGACTAGCGGCTTTTTTCGCCTAAGCCTAATGCATAATAGTCTTGAAAATTACTACAAGACTAACTTTGCATTAGTGCAGCATCACAAATACAGTCTCACTGAGATTGAAAATTTGATGCCTTGGGAAAGAGATGTATATGTGAATCTTTTATTGGCTCACCTCGCTGAAGAGGAAAGACGCCAGAAACAAGATCAATCACGAATGTCACTTTAATGGCAGAAGCAACTATTAGAAAGTTTGTAAAGATCAAACCAATGACGGGTAAAACCAACTTTGGTCAGTCTTTTAATGCCTTGCGTTTATCTTTCAATAGAATTGGTGGTGGTGTAGAAGGAATCGGACATAACTTAAAAGAGACTACAACTCTATTAGAATTTCAGACAAAATTCTTTTCTGATAAAGGTAGGGAAGATGTAAAAGAGATTCAGGATGATGTCAAGAAAGAAGTCTCTTTGTGGTCTAGGGTTAAAACATTTCTCAAGAAGAAGAGAGCAACAAAGAAGAGAAAGGTAGCAGAGCAAGCCTCCGAGGAAATGGCGAAGGAGGTGCCGAAAGAGGTAGATAAAGGTAAGAAGAAAATGAAGAAACCGATGGGTTTCTTCAGTAAGTTGATGGGATTCTTAGGGACCATCTTCAAATACTTTATTGTATTTGGTGCCTTAGACTGGTTAAGTAAGAATGGCGATAAGATCGTAAAGGTTGCCAGACTATTTTGGACGATAGGTAAATTCGTCTTCAAATTGACGAGCCTTGCAATAGGCTCAATCATGGATGGACTGACCAATATCTTTGGTCGTGGATTCAATGAGTCAGGTATTAAGAGAGGATTCCGCTTTGTTGGTGGAATACTTCAACTCGCTGGAGGCTTGATGGGTCTCCGCTATTTGATGAGACCATGGAAACTTGTCACTGACGCAAGAATGGTCATGGGCATGTTCCAGAATTTGGGCAAACAGAATGCCGCCACAGAGCAGCGTCAGCAGGCATTCAAAAACGGGTATATTGATAAAGAAACGGGCAGACCTTATACTAAGCAAGAGTATGAGGCGATGCGTAAAGCCGCCAAGCGTAAAGGTAAGCTTGGTGAGTTTGAAGGTAGATTTAAGAGCACACGCGGTCCACTAGGTAGAGCTAAGGACAATATAGGTCGTAGAGCTGGCAATATCTACAAAGGTGCCAAGGGCAGAGCGGGTGGTGCCTTTAATAGATTCAAAGGCTCCAAGATGGGTATGCGCTCTAGTGGAGCGCTGAAGAGAATTGGTGGTGGTAGTGTTAAAGGTGGACTAGCAACTGGTGCATTCGCTGCTGTGGGTGGTATCACTCGCACAATGTCAGGTCTTGCATCTGGTGAAGCAGAAGGTAGAGCAGTTGGTGCTGGTGTAGGTCAGGCAGCTGGATCTATTGCTGGTGCAGCAGCAGTCACTGCTATCGCACCTTTCCTAGGTCCTTTGGCACCTATGATTGGTAGTGCCATTGGTGGTTTCTTAGGTGAGAAACTTGGTGCCTTTATTGGTGACACTATGCAAGGCATAGTTGAGCCACTTAAGCAGCTCTTCAGTATTAGTATGGAGGTGATAGGTGCTGCATTCAAACCTCTCTTGGATGAAGCGATGGGCTTCCTCAGTGTATTCTTTGAGGTTATTGGTGGTTTAGTTGGATTCTTGCTTGGTGGTGCATTCAAAATTATTGGTGCATTTGTCAAGTTTGTATTTGGCACGGGATTTAAGATTATTGGTGAGACAGTTTCTCTTGTTGTAAGGAATGTCAAGAGATTGATGAATCCTGGCAGTGTTGCTGCTGGTATCTTTGACTTCTTTACCTTTAACGCATTTGATGTAGATAAAGGTGGTAAAGCTGCAGGTGGTAAGGTTGATGCACCTAAGATGGCTGAGGGTGGGTATGTAAACCTACCTCAAATCACACTCGCAAAGTTTATTGGCACAGGTATTCTAAAGACCATTAAAACGGTCATGCAGTTGCTTGGACCTTTGGGTGAAGTAATTAGAGCAAATATTTCTGGAGAGCTTGCTAAGTTAGACGGCATCTTTAATCAATTCTCAGAGGGTGGACCATTTGATGGATCCATAGAGATGCGTGCAAGAGGTGGTGCTGTTAGGAAGAAGCGTCCTAAACAAGGTACTACCTCCGAAGACAGAATGGCAGGGGGTGAAAAATTTAAGAAACCCAAACCATATGCTAAGGGTGGAAAGATCTTCCTTCACTGGACAGGTGGCGGATATAACTTCAAATCTAAAGGTCACTACCACAGCATCATTCAGGGTGATGGTAGTGTTTATAAGGCACACCCATATGATCAGAGATCTGGTGTTGCACATACCTACCTAAGAAACAGTAGTGGTATTGGTATGAGTATCGCTGCTATGGGTGGTAATCCAGATTACTGGAGTGTCCCTGTAAAGGATGTGCAGGTCGATGCATTGGCAAAAGAAATTGCCAACGTTGGTAAAGCATGGGGATGGAGTCCTAATGATATCAACGTTAAGAATGTGATGACTCATGCTGAGGCAGCATCTGGTAAAGATGGTCTGTTGCCTAAGAATGATAACTATGGTCCTACAATGTGGGGTGGTGATGGCACACGTTGGGACCTCTTACGTCTGAAGAAAGGTGGTAAAGACGGTGAGGGTGGTAATATCATCCGTGCTAAGGCACGCGGTTATATGGGTGGTGATTCCACTGTTAGAGAAATTGATGGTACATCCACTTCCCCTAAAACTGCAGCGACACCTGGTGCAGCAGCTCCGAGTGATAGTTCTGGGACAGATTTACCTGAGACGGAGCAGAAAGAAGAGAAGAAAGACACCATTGCTACTAGAGTTGAGTCAATCAAAGAAGCAATTAACAAGCTCAAGGAAGCATTTGGTGGTGGATTCTCTGAGTCATTGAATCCTGCTCCACCAGCTCCTGCTCCTACTAGCACTGCATCTTCTGGTGCTGGTGTCAGTATGAGTGCAACAGACACTGCAGTGAATCAACAGATCACAGCTATGAATGTATTGAAAGAGAAAGCTCACCAGGTTGAGAAGGAAGAGCTGGAAGAATCTCTTCCAATACCTGTAATGGTCAAAGTACCTGTGGAAATCCCGATAAATAATGGGGGCGGCGTGTCAAATAGAATCGTCGAAGTTAACACTACAAATGGAATGCTAACTAGGTAATGGCAGATATCCAGCAACCACAAGTAAAAATACAGAGAGCTCGGCTCTATAAGTATGTTTCCTTCAAAGGGAAGTTGACTGGTGCTGCCAAGAAATACACTCCACTCACTGCAGCCAAGAGACTGACAGATGTAGAGAGTGATATGAGTTTGGGGATGAAGAATCTCCTAGGTGGTGTTAATAGTATTGGTGCAACACTGAATAGTGTAGCTATGACATGCGAGAATATGAATCTCGCTATCAAAGAGAGTGTTGCAGCTCAAGTAGCGTCAGCTAACAGTATTACAAGAAGCAAAAAGAAAGCTGACACTGATAAGAAAAGATTGCAGCGTAGGAAAGCTGCTGCAGATAAGAAGAAAGAGCAGGAGGCAGGCAGAGACAGCGCTGAAGATGAAGTTGAAATGACCTCTAAGGCTCATTTCCTGAATGCCATGGAGAATTTCAAGGCTGCAGGAAAGAGTGCTCTGAGTGGCATCCTAGGGACTCTAGGTAAGTTGTTTATGTGGATAATGGGTGGATTTATCAAATTCGCCATATTTAATTGGATCATTGAAAATCCAGATAAAGTCCAGAAGTTAGCTAAAGGACTGTTTGCGATAGGTAAAACTATCTACAAAGTCACCAGCTTTCTGGTTGGTATGTCATTTGATGGCATTACAAAATTCCTTGAGAATCCAATCAGTCTGAAAGGTCTCTTAGGATTTGGGCAATTCCTTATAGGGTTTGTACCTCTGTTAGGTGCATACGCATTCCTTAAGAATCCCAAGGCGATGATCTCTGGTCTCGCCAATGTGCTCAAGGGATTGATTACAGGTCTGGGTAACTTGATGAAGGGTGGTAAACTCTTCAGTAAGATGAAGACCTTTGGTCAGAAGTTTAGACCAGGCACGAGAGCTGGAGCTATCTTGGGCTCTGTTGCAGCTGGCACAGCTGCGGCTTCACTGGTTGCAGCAGGTGGTGGTAGCACCTCTGAGGTAGTTGGTGCAGGTGTTGGTGCAGGTGCTGGTCAAGCAATCGGTGCTTCTCTGGGTGCAGCAACAGGCATACCTGGCATGGGTATGGTTGCTGGTGCTGCTGGTGGTTTCCTAGGTGGAAAGATAGGACAGTCTATCGGTGGCATGATGGAGCCACTGGTCACTCCTATTAAAGAATTCTTTACAATGATGAAGGAGGTGTTTGATGCTGCTATCGCACCTATTAAGGATGGTCTGACTGAATTCTTTGATACTCTGGGAGCAGTGATGGGAGGATTCATCGAATTCCTCAAGCCCCATATGCCTATGATCAAGAAGATCGTTGGCACAAGCGTTAAAGTTATATTTGCACCACTGCTATTACTGCTGAAAGGATTGACGGCAGTCCTTAAATTCTTTGCACCTAGTGGTAAAGCTGAGAAAGATAAAGAAGTCAAAGGTAAGGCTGCTGGTGGTAAGATAGTCACACCTTCAATCAGTCCACCGCCTGGTTTACCTGAGGCGGAAGAAGGTGGCACAATGACCATACCTGGTCAGATTACAGGGTGGTTTAGCCACCAAATGGAAGAAGTCAAGAAGTTACTGAGTGGATTCGGTGAGCTTCTTATGCTTCCATTCAAAGCAATCGCCAATGGTTTAGCTGGTGCAGTTGGTGATATGGTCGGCAATATTCCTATTGTTGGTGGTTTAATCAAAGGCGCTGGTAATTTACTAGGCAACGTATTCGGTTGGAATAAGGGAAGGGCAGCAGGTGGATGGATCCAAGGTCCGAAGTCAGGTTATCCTGTGTCCCTTGATGGTGGTAGATCTGTATCTTTCATTGGTCATGGCACAGAATGGGTGGGGTATAAAAAGGCGGCTGCTGGTGGTGCCTTTGTTGTCCCATTTGATACTCCTGCAACTGACAGAAATCATGGACTCACCTCCCTAAGATGGAGAGAGGCCGCGGCGGGTGGTTATCAACTACCACAATTCTCTGGTGGTGGTGAGTTTGATGCAGTCTTAGATCTCATCGCTAAGTATGAGTCGGGCTCAGGTGGATATGAGGCAATGAATCCAAACACTGTGCTCAAGGGTGCCACTAAGATGACTATCTCAGAGGTTGCTCGTAAGGCAACTGGTGCAGTGGGTATGTATCAAAACATGCCTGAATTCTTGGTAAGCAGAGCTCGCGCAGTTGGGCTGAATCCTGCTAGAGCAAAGTATAATAAGGCAAACCAGAGAAAGATCGCTAAGTATCTCATCGGTAAGGGTCAAGCAGGTGTGACTCCTCAGATGATGAAGGATGATCCTGATGAGGCAATGATCAGACTGTCTAGAGTCTGGGCTGCAATCCCTGTCCCTAAGGATATGCAGGGGCATACAAAGATGCTCAAGAAAGGTGAGTCATACTATGCAGGTGTAGGTAGCAATAAAGCACACATCACCCCTGAGATGATGTATAAGGCGATGGCAGCATCTGGTAGTGTCACTGCAACAGATGCATCCACTGGTGATACGACACCAGCCTATGAGAAGAATCGTCAAAGGAATAATGAGAGTAAGAGCGGCAGCTCAGACAGCTCAGGAGAAGACAAGAAAACAGAAGGTAAGTCACCTATTGATAGACTGAAAGAGTCCTTCAATATGCTGAAGGAAGCATTCAGCCCAGACATGGTGAGCTCACTTAAACCTAGTGCTACTGCTGGATCTACTATTGATAGTAAAGAGCAGGACCGTAAGGAAAATAAGGCAAACGCTATTAAACAGAGAGCTGAAGAAATTCAGGCATATCAACAGGCAAGCAGTCAAGCAATCGGTGCAGTGCAGAAACAAGGTGCAGCTGCAGGTGACACAGAGGTCCTGAGTTTCCTACCTGGTAAGGATAAATATGACGTAGATGATTTCTTCCAGCCTAAGTTTGGGTTGGTTGCTGATTCCAATACGGAAGCCTTTAACTTGATGTAATATGGCAGAGAGAAAGTCAAAACAGTATAAACTCAACGAGCTAAGCATCGAGATTCAGCCCGAGATCGATCCTAACGAAAAGATTGATGCCAAGTCACGCCAAAAGGGTGAGAGAGTCTTTGATATGGCAGCTATTGTAGCGTCATTTAAGTATGTTGAATCTATTGAATCACCTTTCCTAAGATGTGATATCACTGTTGTGGATGCTACTGACTTCAACAAAATGTTGAGAGGTGGTGAGACTGTTAGTATTAACTTGGTAACAGATTCATCTAAGGATTCTCCACTAAACATTAAGCTCAGAGTGTATAAGATTGGCTCAGTGATCAAGCGTGAGAGAGCTCAGATGTTTGTTTTGCACTGTGTGTCACCTGAGGCATATAACAACGAGTTAAACAAGGTATTCAATGCATTTGGTCCTGGTGAAGGATCTAAGAATGTAGACAATATCCCTAGACATATTGTCAAGAAGTATCTCAAAGCAGATAACAAGAAGGCTCGGGAGAAAAACTTCGAGGCACATAGTAAGCTGAGCTTTATCAGCCCAAACTGGAGACCTACTGACTGTATCGCATACATCGGTGACAAAGTAACCAGACAGAATGGTAAAGGTAATGTATCCACAGCTCAGTCTGGATATATGTTTTTTGAAAATAAAGATGGATTCCAATTTAGATCCATCGATGGTATGTGTGAAGGTGCTCTGATGGAAGACAGAGATAAGTTTAAGTATACTTACACACAGCAAGGTGTAGAGGGGACAAGCGGTTTCTATAACATTGAGACAGTGCAATTCCCTGATAAGGCAAACCATATCGAGAAGATGAGGTATGGTGCATACAAATCTCTAGCGATTGGTATCTCCATTCCTAAGCCCACAGACAGCTCAATGACACAGACAGGTGCTACTTCCGATAAGAAGAGCTCACCTGCTGGGACAATCTCTGGACCTAGAGAAATGAAATTTGGTGATCTATTCAAGAGAGCTAGCACCCTTGAAAAAGAGCCACCATATAAAGTTGGTAAGATGATGGAAGCATCACCAACCAGAAATAAGATCAGAATTGTGCCTGCATTTAAGAATCAAGCAGGGTTAGGAGATGCTAACAACGGCACCACCACCCATATAGATACATTAAACGTTGCAGAATATGCAGCGGCTCGCTACAATTTACTTAAAGCAATCAAATTGGAGGTTGAAGTACCTGGCAATACTGGACTAGGGGCGGGGCATATTATACAGGTCGCAATCCCTGCCGCTAAGCAAGAAGGTAAGACCGTTAAAGAGGACCTGATCTACAGTGGTCATTATCTAATTGCATCATTACAACATATCTACCGAAAGGAAGGTATTACAACTAAGATGACCTTACTAAGGGATTCTATCAAAAAACAAAACTACTAATCCTATACGCTTCTAACAACAATGGAAAATATCGAAGCACATATCCAGAAGGATAAAGAAATTCTGGATAATCCTAACACAAATCCTCAAATGCGTCGTCACATCGAAGGCGAATTGCATGATCTAGAGGAATACAAAGAGCATCACAAGAAAGAGATCGAAGCAGGAGATCATCACGATCCCACATATCTCGAGCTTTATTGCGATCAATTCCCATCAGAACCAGAGTGTCTAGTATATGAAGACTAATAGACAACCTGTAAGGACTAAAAAGCAGATTGAATGGGAAGAGAATCTGATCAAGAATGGACCAAAGTCCTTTATGCAAGCGCTTGCTCTTAACGCGATTAAAAATAGATACAAGAAAAAGTGATACATAAAGGGGGTTGACAAACCTCCTTTTTTATTATTATAATTAACCATGAAAGGGTTATGAGGAACTTTGAAGAGCTTATATTGGGGCATTGGTTAAATAAACATCAAGCATTCAGTAACCCGAGGACTTGGCCAATGATTCACCTTAGATACACTAAGGTAGAAGATGGCGTCCTAGAATTCAAATCATGGTATAATTATTTGAATGATTCACAACCATATCGTCATAACTATTTCTTCTGGAGATATGAGACTGATGGTTTGGTAAGAGTAGAATCAGTAAACCTATTAGATCCTGAAAAGAAATATGGTTGTCCCTACTGTATTGTATGGGATGGCGAATACTGGACAGGAAAACCTGACGGTCCTTGTGTCTCTAGAGGACTTGAAGTAGAAAGCACAATGAAATTCAATGATTACGAGTATTTTGCCCGTGATGCTGGTAGAAAAGTTGACACTGGCGAATTAGTTTGGGGTAAGGAAGGAGATAAAGGAGAATTTCATTTCAAGAGAGTGACTAAATAAAAGAAACCCTTTATAAGATGCAACAACGCTCAGATTTTGCTGGCAAGGACGGTTACACTTGGTGGGTAGGAGAGGTCGAGAATGTCGATGATCCTGCTGGGTTGGGTCGTGTCAAGGTAAGAATCCTTGGATGGTATACTGGTCACCAAACTAAGGAAGACTATACTAAGACTGTCCCTACATCTACATTGCCATGGGCAACTGTACTGCTCCCTACAGACAAAGCACAAGTAAAAAACGCAGGTACTGGCACTGAATTGCAGTCTGGTGCATGGGTCCTTGGTTTCTTCCTTGATGGTGAAGAAGCACAACTCCCTTGTGTCATGGGTGCACTTCGTGGTTTCCAAACCAAGGCAGATGATAAGCGGACAACTGTTGCAGATGGTACACAGGCAGAGAAGCGTGCTGTCAACCCTAACCAGGCAGCAATGGATGGCACAGAGATTAACTCTGGATCTCCACTGGTTAAGATTCAGTCTGAGCAACCTTCTGATGTAAACGGTGGACAGGAAGAATCCCGTGGCACGGGTATCTCCACTGCTGAGCAAACTACTGAGGGTAACGCAGTTAGTAACCCAATCAAACCTCCTACACAAGCACAGAGTATTGCTGATGGTGCGGTTGGTCCTGCTGGTGATGGTTTTGAAAAAGATATGACTCGTATGCTCACTGAGTTGGGCACGATGGCATCATCTTTGGCAACTAATCCTGCTGGCACATTTGTGTCAATGATCACAGGTAAATCTGTGTCTGGTGATAAGATGCTGGAGCACCTAGGTAAGATCTTTAACTTTATCTCAGGTGGTCTGTCTGGTATCCTTGCACCACTAAAAGAATTCTTGGCAGAAGTTATTGCTAAGGTTGTCAATCAGATCGTGAAGATCGTCTCCAAGTTTATCCCACTGGCAGTGCTGATGGGTATCATGGATCTGCTACAGACAATCCTAGATCTCTTCTGTATTACTCCACCTGGTTGGTTAGGACTGGTGCAAAGTGCGCTAGGGGATGTGAGTGGGTTTGCCAATAGTATGGCAAATATGATTGTTGACAAGGTTGTGCAGTCCAGCATCGGTCAACTCATTCAAAACAAAGTCCAAGGTATTACTGATCGTATCCTTGGTGGTATTAAATCAGCAACTGAAAAGGTAGGACAGATTGCATCCACTGTCGTAAAAGGTATTAATACTGCAAAAGCACTAGCATCTAAAGCAAGGCAGATCGGTGAGACTTTGCAGCAGATCTTCTCCATTGATTTTACTTCACTTGACTGGGGTGATCTTATTGGTTTCATTAAGATGCTGCTGGGTCTATTTGTTAAGAAAGACTGCGGGAGGAAAATTAAACGACCGAAGTCGAAACAGTGGTTCCCATTGTTGGGGTCCACTGATTGCGATAACCTAAGCACATTCATCCAGTCTACACCTTATGCTAGTGTGGCGGATTACTCTGGTGATACCAGTGGTAAATCATATATTAATAGTCTATTTGAAGGAATTGATCCTACACTAATGGCAGTGCAGGGTTGGTTGAATGGCACCAAGCACATCGAAGATGCAACGCCTGGTAAATTCAAATCAATCGTGCAAGGTCCTGGTGGTGTTACTAAATTCCAAGACTCATATGGTAATGAGCACACCAATGTCCCTAACAATGAAACAAAGATCATTGCAAGAGACCAGTGCACAGATGTTAAAGGTAATAAGTGTGTCACCATTGAAGGTGACTATAACTTGAAAGTCATGGGTAACTTCAACCTTGAGGTTATCGGTGCATTCAATGAAAACATGAGTAATGGTCCTCAAGCAGAGGCATCTGGATCATCTAAGAAACCACCTAATAATAAAGAGAAGACCAGTGGTGGTGGCGTTAGCACTGGACAACCTGATAAGGATGCTCAAGCAAACGAGGATGCAATCCTTAAGGGTGTTAAGAAAGAAGAGCGTAAACTTGACAAACTAGAGAAAGACCAAGACAAGAAAGCAGACTTCTCTTATGCAAGGCAAGTGCCTTGGGATGGTTATGACTATCCTCGTGTGCCTGGTGCTGACAAATATGGTCGTCACCCCAATGGTGCTCAACTGAAAGGTCAGGTGCAGGACAAGAAAGAGCAGAAATCTGCAGAGGTTATCGCTGGTGATCACAACGTTGCATACACTGGTGATGTTTCCATCCAAGGTAACAAGGTCAAACTGACTGCTATTTCCAACTTCAACATCAACGGATCTACAATCAGACTGGAAGGTAATACCATTCAGAATGTTGCTGATGGTGAGATTACTAATGAAGCAAACTGGATTTCATCCTTCTTGAATGCTGGTAGGTTTGAATTCGTTGGTCTGTTTAACGTATTTCCTGGTCTGATTGGTCAATTCAGTGTTGTTAAAGGATCCATTGTAGATATCACATGTGACGTGCCATTTCCTGGCACTACACCTCCTGTGCATATGAGAATTGGTGTGGGTAACACACTTCCCACTGCTATGGCAGATATTATTCTCGGCACATCTGGTGCACACTTTACATTCGTTACCTCAGCAACTGGTGCTATTGGTGAGATTGTATCCTCACCTGGTGGTGCTATCGTCAACCAAGTGACAACTGGTCTTGCATCCTATGGTGTGGGCACTGGTTTCATGGCAACTGGTTGTGCTGTTGGTCCCCACCAAGTCTATGGCTTGCCATTGCTGCTGAATTGATGTAGTATGGAAGGGTCTAAGATCCCTTTCAATGGAAAACGAAACCTACCTGGAACATATTTTTGTTAATTTTACTCAGAGAAAGATCACTATCGTAGACGATGAGGGTTACGATGAAGTGATTCAGTATCGATTTGATGACGAAGGTGCTGAGGGATTCCATGAAACTATCACATCTTTCAAGAAAAACGTCCCTGACGAACTTATTACTTATTCCGCTCCATGAATATTATTCAATTAACCCAAGAAGAATTTGAGGAGAATGTTGACTTTGCTCTCAAACTGGTAGAGAAAGGACATACTGTAAAGATGAAGACTAAACGTGATCGCTCTGTGATGATTGCACCTATTGCAGGATTCGTTGAGCACGATCCTCGTCTTAACATCCCCACTCCAGAAGAAGCAGAAGTAGATTCCCCAGAAGATATTGCTGCCTATGTGCAGGAATCTCTCGCTGATATGACGAGGGACTTCTAATGAAACTCCCAGTATTTGAGATACCAATCTATAAGTATGAAATTGAAAACTGGGAAGAGAATAAAAAGAGTCTGATAAAAATTCTCCCAGATTTTTTACAGAAGGGAGATTTCACAGATTACTATGATAATCAAATGGCATCATTCATGCCTCTGTATGCAAACACGGTGTTTAACCTAATACAGAAGTCAATGGAGGATTTTGCACAGTATTATCCATGTCCTGCCCAGATTGTAAATATGTGGTGTGAGAGATCACGAGCGGGTGATAGACACGAACCACATAATCATGGTGCTACTGGATTCTCTGCTGTATTATATGTGCAGTTTGAAGAGGGTAAACATAAACCAACTAGATTCTTCTCACCATTCGGAGATCCCGCTAATGGTGATCTCATGCAATACGAACCTGATGTGAAAGAGGGTGATCTCATCATTTTTCCATCATTCCTAATCCATGAAAGTCAAATGTGTGACACGGATTATGAAAGAATCATAATCTCATTTAATATCATGGGACAGGACCAATATAATATCCTACATAGTGTATAACCTGTCAGTTTCGGATGAAGAAAATCAAGATTCTCTCTCATTACGCACATCTTGATGGTTTGGATGGACCAATCGGTATTGTCCAGATTTGGACTTTTTCGGGAGTGCCCTTCACATTTGATGAATTGCCACTTCCTGTCCAACAAATGGAAGACGTAGCACTTGACGCAGATACAAGAGAACGCTATCATATCGAAGATCTCTACCGATGGTCCGAATATCTGATTGCTGAAGAAGCACATCCACTCCTATTCGATCTGGAGTATATGATCGAGAATTTTGAAGAATTGCCAAACTAGCTCAGCTGGATAGAGCAACTGTTTTGTAAACAGTAGGTCAACGGTTCAAGTCCGTTGTTTGGCTTCCGTGTGAAGGAAGTATGATCACTGTAATCGACAACTACTTACCACCTGAAGTATATGAGCATCTATATGACCATATGGTCAATGATGATCATTTTATGTGGGTATGGTCTAATGGAGTTAATGCTTATAAAGATGGGCACAAGCAATTTGTGCACACCATTTATAATGAATACAAACCACAGTCGTGGTTTTTTGATCACTTGACTCCAATCTTTGAAAAGTTGCAAGCAACATCTATTATTAGAGTTAAACTCAATCTACAACCACGAGATGTAGAGAATACTGAGCAGGGTCTACATATTGATAATGAATCTCCTACCGCAAAAACTGCTATAATCTATTTCGGCACTAATAATGGTTACACCAAATTTGCTGATGGTCAAACTATCGAGACTGTCGCTAATCGTGCAGTTATCTTTCCTAGCAGTTATCAACATTCTGGTGCTACATGCACAGATGCGTCGGAAAGGATCGTGCTAAATATCAATTATCATGAGTGATATTATTATTGTTGATGATTTTCTTTGTCCTGCCTATCAACATCTGATCGAGAATTATTTCTTTGGTCCTGCTGTTGAGTGGACAGAGATTGATGACATTGCTATGGGTGACAGTGGTGGACTTGAGCATCTAGGTAATAAACGTAGAGGGTGGCACCACATTATGTGTGGTCCTAATAAACCATTCCCCGATGGATCCACTCCTGCATTTAACTTAATTGTGCCCATGGTGCTAGAAGCATTTGATATGTGTGGGTATAGAGTTGATGATATACATGTATCAAGAGCATTCAAAACAGATCCTCACGAGGATCGTCTTGAATTTATTCATGTAGATTTACATTCACCACACCATGTTTGTCTATATTATCCACATGATATTGATGGGGACACTATATTTTATGAGGAGAAGTGGCCTGATGTAACTATGGAAACTCAACCAACAACTGAGTTTCATGAGTTTAGAAGGGTATCTCCAAAGAAAGGCAGAGCAGTGATCTTCGATGGCACACGATTTCACTCGGCATTTAGGTCCGCTGTCAAAGATCGCGTTGTGATAAATACCAACGCTTTTGTGTCTTATAAATAAAACTGTATGAAACGCTAGGATAACGTGGCAACTAAAAGGATCTCCCAATTAGATACTATTGCTGACGCATTGGTCACGGGCGAAGCTGTTCTTCCTATCGTTATCTCTGATCCTTTGATCCCTAACCGTAAGGCAAAGATCAATCAACTGTTTAGAAGTCTGTCTGCAGGTTCTGCGACAGCTCCTGGTATGGCTTTTGATTTGGACCGAGATACGGGAATCTACCAATCTGCGGTCAACGAGATTGGTTTGACATTTGGATCTGCTTCTCTGTACAACAGTCGCACAGCAAATACTGACGGATCATCGACGCTTGTTATCAGAGCGATTGATTCCGCATCTGCAAATACCAACGTGCAGATATCTCCACAAGGTAGTGGATTTTTTACAGTGCAAGGACAAACCGTCCTCACTGACGTGCAATTCTATCTCCAAGGTGATCAAAACACCGCGAAGAGAGCACACTTTAACGTTGATACTATTTCGTCTCAGTCTGGCACACGTCGCTTTGATTTGCCCGATGTAGGCAGCAGCACGAGCACAACTCTGGTTGCTAATGACACCTTCCAGACGCTGACTAATAAGACTGTTCTTATTACTGACGCAAACCTTTCGATCATTGGATCTACGACCACATCGAAAGTTGCTAAGTTTGAGGTTGATAACTGGGAGTCACCTGGCACTCATACATATAAACTTCCCGACTTTGGTGCTGCTAATACACAATCTACTATTCTGGATGATATCACAGAGCAGAATGTGTTTAACAAGAATCTGGTTAACCCCACATTCTCTAACACACCATCAACCGACGAAGAAAATAATCCCACGAAATATGTCATCTTTGATTCTTCACAGTTGACACTTGATCGCACAGTTACATTCCCTGACCTTAACGTCAAGGTAGTTGGTGAGGCATCGTCTCAAACACTGACTGCAAAGGTTTATAAGGGTGCAGTATTCGCGGATACTGATACTGAATTGGGTGATGGAAGAAAGATTCAGTTTGATCTATCCAACATTGAGGATAATCAAACATACAACTTTGCTTTCCCAAACAACGCTATTACAGCGCCGCTAAATAATCCTCAGGGCGAACCTAATATCCTCGTTTCTGAGAGAAAGACTCAAACACTTTACAACAAGACGGTAGAGAATTTTAGTCTTAACAACCCCAACGAGGTCAATGGTATTATTAACATTGACACCTCAAACATCACCGAGGGTGTTACAATTCAATTCCCTAACGCTGATGCTACGTTGTTGTCCACCAACAACATTTCTAACCTTGCAATTAGTTTCGGTGGTCCTATCTCAGCACCTACACTTGGTGGTCAACTGAGACTCCAATCACATTTCCAGTCAGGATGGTAATTAAAAAATGACAGCAGGAAGACTCGCAGCTAGTAACCCAAGCGCAACAACAAATACGGTGCTGTATCAAGCACCCATCACTGCTACTGCCAGCACAGTTGTCAACGTGACAAACTGGGACAGTGGAGCAGGCACCTATAGAATGGCACTGAGAGATTACGATCAGGTGTTGCACCTTGATGGACAAGAATCTCAAAATGGTGGCACAAAAACCACCTATCAGTATCAAAAAGGTAACCCTATTAGTGCATATCAACTGGAAATTTCTCCAGGATATAACTATGCTGATGCCTTGCCAGGATCTAATATTGACTCTACAAACGGTGCAAAAGCAAAACTTTTAGACATCTTCAAAGAGATTACTGATGTCACCTATTACACACAGGTGCAGTCTATCAGCGAACTTTCCTACGGGGGTGTTGTTTCAGGTACATTCCAAGCAGGTGAAACTCTGACTGGTGCAACCTCTGGACTTACCGCTACATTCCGTGGTCAAGGTGTCGCTAACAGTGTTTGGAATTTTATTCCCAACGTATCTAACAGTGCAACCTCTCTGCAAATCTCCAGAAATACTGGTCTTGCAGATGGTATGTATCTTACATTGACAAATGCTGGTGATACTTCTCTGACTGAGATTATTTCCATTGATGCATCTGGTATTAACACAACCACCAACGAACTAACAATTACTCGTAGTGCACTTGGCACAACTGCTGGTGAGATTCCACCTGGTCGTCTTGCAACTGCATGGTCTGCATCTGGCACCGTGACTGCAATCGACGAGGGTGGCACATTCGCTGCTGCTGATACAACTTTGACTGTTGTTAACTCTACTGGTTTTGTGACTGGTAGTTTTATTCTGATTGATAACGAGATCCTTGAAGTTACTGGTGTTGCTGGTAATGACTTGACTGTTACTCGTGGTATGGTCGGCACAACTGATGCAAACCATAATAACGCAGTTAACGTTACTCTCCTCACCAACAACGGTGACTATCTTGTTAACTACTTCACTGAAGGCGAAGACGTTACAGGTAATACATCTTCTGCATCTATTACTCTTAACTTCACTTCAACTGCATCTGTTGCAAACCAAAACCGTTTCGTATTGTCTACGACTGGTTTGAATGCAACTGATCACGTCTTTGCTGATACTTACACTCTTGATGTTGATAGGACATATATCTTCGATCAAGAGCACGCAAGTAACACAAACTATCCTATGAAATTCTCCTCTGATAACGCAGAGGGCACCAACGGCACACCTACACCAGGTACTGAGTATACTCAGAATATTACTAAGGCAGGTACTGCTGGATCTTCTGGTGCATTTACAAAAATTGATGTTGCTGATAGTTTGACACCATCACTCTTTGCATATGCTGATGGTCTGACTGGATCCCCTCCAGTGGCAGGCGGCACAACTGGTGTTGGATTTACAGCAAACCTTGACTTTAACCCAACATACACTAGAATCTATGTGTATGATGTTTCAGGCGAACCTTTTGCCGCTGCTGATACGTTTACTATCGGTGGTACAACTCAAACTATTCAGGCAAATGGAGTTTACGCTGGTCCCTATGGATATGTGCATGACTTTAATGATGTAACTAATCATCTGAAAGTGTCACTGTCTCCTGGTTCTCCAGCATTCACAGCGGGGACTGTTTTCTATGACACACCTACACTCACAAACGCCGACCGTCGCAGGACGGAGGTTGTTGACGGCAAAATCCTTACGATCAACAACATCGGCGCTGCAGACGGTTCTCGTGCTGCAGGCACTTATGCTAACCTTACACCATCCTCAACTACTGGTAGCGGTGATCTCACTACTACAAGAGTAACAGTTGTTGTTGATGGATCTGGCGCTGCTACAATCACACTTGTTAATGGTGGTAAAGCACATGCTGGATCTGATACTATCACTATTAATGATGGACTTCTCGGATCTGGTGGTGGTGCTGCATTGACATTTGATGTGGCAACTATTTCAACGGGAGTCCACACGGGCACAACTGGTGTCTACTCCGCAGAGGATTACATTTTCTATGACAAGGCGATTGGATCCAAGGTAACTGATAAGAATACAAGTATTGTTGTTGGTCCTGGTCAAAACCTTTTGATCTATGGATCAAGTGCAAGTCAGTCATTCGTTGTGAATGGTTTTGAAACTGAGTCTTCTGATTATGTCGAGGTCCCACTCAATAAGGACGCCAATGCTGGTGGTGCTGCTGGTGGCGCACCTGGCGGTGGTGGAGCACCAGGTGGTGGCAACTAATAAATAACCATATCAGGACGCAAAAAGTAAATGGCACTAACCCGTCTTAAAAATATCATCACGTCTAGGACTGGACGTATTATCTACGTCAACCCTGACGATTTCGATGCGTCTGACGCATACGACAATAGAGGTAACTCCGCGCTGCGTCCTTTTAAGACATTGCAACGTGCATTCCTTGAGGTAGCACGTTTCTCATATAGAGTGGGTCTATCTAACGACGAATTTGACGCATTCTCAATCTATCTGTATCCATCTGAATATGTTATTGACAACCGTCCTGGCACGGCAGACTTCAATAGCATTCAACCATTCAACGAAAACACAAACTTCGATCTAACGTCACCCTCTAACGAGTTGTATAAATTCAACTCTGCTCAGGGTGGCATTGTCGTACCTAGAGGTTGTAGTGTTATTGGATCAGACCTTCGTCGTACTAAAATTGTGCCGAAGTATGTACCCTATCCTACAGTTAGTGGTGCGCTCGGTATTACAGCATCTAACGAACCACTACCAACTGCTATCTTCAAACTAACTGGTGGTTGTTATTTCTGGCAGATGTCATTCTTTGATGGTGACACCACTGGTGTTTACTATCGTGATGATCTTGCTACTATTGCCCCTAACTTCTCTCACCACAAACTCACTTGTTTTGAGTTTGCTAACGTAGCAGATCTGGAGCTTTACTATCAGAAGATCTCGAAAGCATACGCTACAATTCCTGATACCTCTGGTATTGTATCTCAGGACCAGATTCAGGCAAGAATCGAAGAAAACAGAATCGTTGGTCCTATTTCGGACGAATTTGCAGTATCGCAGATTATTAGAAATGGACAAACAGCAACAGCATTCACCGTGGATGAATTGGGTAACCCCAAAAACCACGGATTCTCTGTGGGTGTGGCAGTTAATATTTCTGGTGTCACTGGTCCTACTGATCAGGATGCTCTACTTTATAACGGGTCATTCCTAGTTACGTCTGCACAAGGTAACCAGTTTACCTATCAGATGTCAGCAGAGCCCACGGGTAACGCACTTGGCAGTAATGTTCTTGTTAAGGTTGAGATTGATACTGTTGACTCTGCATCACCATATGTCTTTAACTGCTCGCTAAGATCAGTTTGGGGTATTGGTGGTATGCACGCAGATGGATCTCGTGCAACTGGTTTCAAATCAATGGTTGTTGCCCAGTTTACTGGTATTTCTCTACAGAAAGACGATCGTGCATTTGTGGTGTATAATCCAACAAACGGAGCGTATGAAGCGCAAGCGAGTGGATCTGGTGCACACATTAATGGATTGGCAAAATACCGTAAAGGATGGCGTCACTGCCATATTAAGGCATCCAATGACGCATTCATTCAGGTTGTGTCTGTGTTCGCTGTGGGATTTGGTGATCATTTCTTCTCTGACAGTGGTGGTGACCTTTCTATTACCAACAGTAATAGTAACTTCGGAAATACGTCTCTTAGATCCAAGGGATTTAAGGCAGCAGCATTTACAAAGGATAAGGCAGGACAGATTACGCATGTAATCCCACCGAAAGCAATTACTGATATTGAAGAATTATCTGTTAACTGGGTGTCCTTCGATATTACTAAGACAAAATCAGTTGCTGACCCAACAAAACTTTACTTGTATGGATATACCACAGAGGCGGGAAGACCTCCCTCAAAAATACAAGGTTATACTGTTGGTGCGCGACGTGATGATGTTAACACACCTGATCGTATCTATGTACTCCTAAGAGCATCAGGATCTACAGACCCAACAACACACTACGCTGATATCAACCCCGCTGGTAAATCTGTTACTGGCACAAGAGCAGGTGATGATGATTCTCCTATTAAATGGGATGAATCTAACTCTGGATGGTATCTGCAAGTTGATGGATCAGTTAACACCATTTACACGACACTACAGGCAAACCCACTGTATCAAAACTTAGGTTATACACCTAACTCTTTTGTTAGAAGAATTCCTGACTCAAGAAACCTTGTCGATAGAATCTATCGTTATCGTTATGTCCTTGATAAGGATGCATTCCCTGTGCCCAGAGTGCCCATTACTGGTTTCGTGTTACAACCTAGATCCAGTGAAACTAACTCTCCTGCATATACAAAGACATATTACATCTACTCAGTAGAAACACATCAAGTATTTGAAAGAGGTGTTACGGATGGTATTTACTATCTGACACTGTTGAATGCTTCGGTGTCACCATCTACATCTAACTTCAACGATTTCTTCTTCTCACAGCAGACAGTTGATCTGTATCCTGCATTTGACAGAGATAACCCTGTCGGTGATCCACAGGCAGCAGTATCTGTTGCAGATAATGAAACGTTGGGTCTGGTGTATACAACTGATGGTGCATCACCTGTTGCTAACATTGATACTGAGAGATCTATCACGAAAGAAACTTCACAGTATTACTTGCTTGAATCTGAAAATAACATCGGATACAACACTACATCTAACCTGTTGAATGGTATTAGTGTTACAGCAAGACTTGGTGATGAAGAAGAGCGTAAGATTCCATTGAAACTTAACGCTGACAATAGTGTGCAACCTATTCTCGTAGAATTGAGAAGATACTCTATTCTTAGAGCATCTGGTCACACGTTTGAGTATCTTGGATTTGGTCCAGGTAACTATTCAACTGCATTCCCATCCACACAGGTTGAGGTGCTAACACCCGAGCAAGTTAGACTGTCACAGTCTCTCAAAGAAGCATCAGGTGTTGCATACTACTCTGGTGTTAACAGTGATGGTGAGTTGTTTGTTGGTAACCAGGTTATCAACCCAGTTACAGGTCAGATCACAAACGAAGATATTGCACAACTGAATGTGTTGGGTGAAGAAGACACAACTATCGAGACATTCTCCGAGTTGGTGTTGACTGATAAACTAACCGTTATCGGTGGTGCATCTAACCAGTTGGAATCTGTATTCTCTGGTCCTGTTACCTTCCAGAAGAAAGTAACATCACAGGAGAATGTGCAGTCACTGGTATTTACATTCTCCAATGATGATGGCACCACATTGAAGCAACAATTCCTCGCTGAGGAATTAGGCACTGGTTTGCCTGATGTTGACGCTGGTGGTGCATATGCAGACGGTGATATCTGTTACAACGTGGATTGGGAACCAGGACAAGCACTTGGTTGGATCTATGACGCTGGTGACTGGTATAAGTTTGGATTGAGTGATACTACACCAATTACATCCCAGAGATATAATGGCGTCACTCATTATGGTATCGGTGAAGCACCTGACGCTAACAATAGATTCAGGATTACTGGTAACGTAGCAGTTACTGGTGACATTGATGTGACTGGTAAATATGGTTGTGCTGATAAGTATGCACTTGCAACTGGCATAACTAATAGTAATAATGGTGTTGTTTACAATGGAGATGCAACAACAACAAGTTTCGCTGTGTCCGCAGGACACACAGCATACTCTCTGCTGGTATTCTTGAATGGTGTTTGTCAGGTGCCTGGTGTTGACTACACCGTGACATCTAACAGTGTTGACTTTAGTATTTCTTCACCACCTGGTAACGGTGATGTGATTCAAATTCGTGAATTGGTTATCTAAAAAATAAATAACAGTAAACGAGGGTTCACATGGCAACTCAGATTATTGGCAATCAGATTAATCAGGTTACTCGTGCCATCATGGAGGCACTTCAGGTAACTGAGCAGATCAACCTGCCTAATCTTAATCAGACACAGATTGATGCCCTAGGCACACCTGCATACGGCACAGTGGTGTATAACAGCACCGAAGATATGGCACAGATATATCTTCAAGATGCTGCACAAGGTGTACCTGGTTGGGATGATGTTGGTGGCGGTGGTCCCTCTGTTGGTGAAGAGTCAATTATTAGGACTAATGGTCCTCAAATTCAACAAAACATTACTGTTGGTCCTGTTGCTAACGGTGGTGCAGAATTTACTAACGGATTCTCTGCAGGTCCGATTCAGATTGATAACGGATATACTGTAACAGTTGAAAATGGAGCACGATGGACTATCATCGGTGGTGAGGAAAACGACCTCTCTGAAGGTACTCCAGTCCAAGTGAAGTATGCTCAGACAGAACCACTGAGATATACTATTAGATCCCAAAATGTTAGTGATGGCGCTATTCCTGGTTTAGAAATTAATATCCAACCTACACACACTGACTCTAAGATTTTGTTGATTGCTAATATTATGTCAACTGGTCAACACGTCTCCAGTTTTGGATTCATGAGACAAATTGCTGGTGGTGGTCAAACAACTCTCGAACCATCGGGACATCCTGGTAACAATAGTAATACTGGCAATGGTCGTATTGCTACTTGGTATCGTGGTGATGACACGCCAGGTCATATCTATGCACATACTGTGATGTATATGGATATGCCATCAACTCAAAATATGTGCTCATATGTTGTGGGTGGTACAGCATCTTGGGGTGGAAGTATCAGAGACCTCTATATTAATGATAGAGATAGTAATGATATGAGAGGTATTTCTTCGTTTATTGCCATGGAGGTAAGATGAGATTGGATTTTAGTGATGAGATTAAAACACAAGCGATTGTACGTGTGTGTGGAGATCACTCTTTTACAATGACAGAAGGTGATTTGACTACGATTAAATTTGCAGATCCACATATCCGCGTCCCATCTGCATCACGTCTTGAAGCAATGTGTGAGGTCATTGCTCGTGAAAAACGACTTGAGAAGAAACTACCACCTCCTCCTGTAACAATGGATCTCCTAGAAATGATCTGGGAAGATATTCATGCAGGGAAACTAAATAAGGAAGGTAGTTTTTACAATGTCCTTAAACCTTACATTGATAAATAATCGGGAGAGAAAACTAAAAAATGGCACAACTAAAACTTGGAGCGATTAAAGATCTAAGCGGCGTGAGTGGTTTTACATTCACTGCTGGAGGTGTGTCTGCTAACGGTGCTTTGGTCGTAACAGACCTTGTTATTGATGGAAGTGTTTCTGGTTCTGCCGTGGGCACATATGTGGTGCCAAGTGTAAGCGGACAGGCAAATAGATTTCTGACTAACGACGGCAGCAGCATGAGTTGGGCAGAAGTTGCAACCTCTGCTGGTGTTAGATCCATGTCGGTCTATACTGGCAACAATACATGGAATAAACCTTCAGGTACTAGATCTATTCTAGTGACTGTAACTGGTGCTGGAGGTGGTGGATCAGGATTCCATGAAGGTGGTGGTGCTGGTGGCACATCACAAAGACATATTGATGTGACTAACATTAACTCAGTTAGTGTTACAGTCGGATCACCTGGTGGCGGTGCTTACTACAACGGATGTGGTGGTAATGGTAACGCTTCTTCTTTTGGTAGTTACTTGTCTGCTAACGGTGGTGTTGGTGGTAACTGCTCACAGCAACACGCTGGAGGATTGGGTGGTCATGGATCAGGTGGCACACTAAATATCCATGGTGGTGGTAACGGAGGTCACGGATCTCACCACTCTTATGGTTGTGGTGTTTCTGCATCTAGTTACTGGGGTGGTGGACAACCTTCCTGTCATCATAGAAATCATCACTACGCTCATTCCCATGAATCATATGCTGCATGGGGTGCAGGTGGTGGCGGCGCTGAATTCGGTTATCGTGGAGCACGCGGTAGAGAAGGAGTCGTTGTTGTCCTTGAGTATTATTGATAAATAACTAAAAAGTAAGTCTCATGAGTATTCTTAAAACCAGTAATATCTATGATCTTACGGGCGTCTCGGGTTTCTCCTTCTCTGGAGGCGGCGTCACGGTGGAGGGTACTCTTACGGTCTCTACTTTGACGGTTAATGGTGCTATTGTTGGACAATCTTCTTACGTTTTGCCCTCACAGTCAGGTAGCAATGGTAAGTTTCTATCCAATGATGGTACTAAGTTACAATGGAAGGACTTAAGTGTTGAGTCTGGCATTAGATCAATGTCAGTCTATACTGGTGGTAACACATGGAATAAACCCAACGGTGTTGGCACTATTCACGTTTTGGTTACTGGTGCTGGCGGCGGTGGATCTGGATTCGGTGAATCTGGTGGTGCTGGTGGTCACTCAGAGAAAGTAATTAACGTAGCAAATATTAACTCTGTAGGTATTACAGTTGGATCACCTGGCGGTGGTGCATACTATAATGGTTGCGGTGGTAATGGTAACGCATCAAGTTTTGGATCGTATCTATCAGCAAACGGCGGTGTTGGTGGCAACTGCTCACAACAGCACGCTGGTGGACTCGGTGGACATGGATCTGGCGGTGAATTAAACATCCACGGTGGTGGAGGATCTGGACACGGATCTTATCACTCCTATGGTCGTCACTATCCTGGTCCCTCATTCTGGGGTGGCGGACAACCTGGTTGTCATCACAGAAATCATCACTATGCACACTCTCATGAATCGTATGCTGCATGGGGCGCTGGCGGTGGTGGTGCTGAGTTTGGTTATAGAGGTGCCCGAGGTCGTGAGGGTATTGTTGTTGTATACGAGTATTACGGCGATTAATCAATGAGTATCCTTAAAATTAACCACGTTAAAGACCTTAGCGGTATTGGTGGTTTCCAACTAGAAGCGGCAAACATTACCACAAATGGTACACTGAGAGTTACTGATCTCGCTATCAACGGTCAGGTCAATGGTACGGCGTCTAGTATTATTCCAGCGCTGCCTGGTAGTAATTACTATCTAACTACAAATGGTAGTAGTTTGAGTTGGCAGGAAGTTTCTTCATCTGGTGGATTCAAATCCATGCAGGTATGGACAGGTAATGGCACATGGAGCAAACCTCAAGGAATTAGATCTATCCTTGTTAAAGTTGTTGGTGCTGGTGGCGGGGGATCAGGATATACTGAAGCAGGTGGTGCTGGTGGACATGGTGAAGTTATCGTTGATGTTAATAATGTAAATAGTGTTGGCGTTACTGTTGGATCACCAGGTGGTGGCGCATATTATAATGGTTGTGGTGGTAATGGTAATGCATCATCATTTGGTGGATATGTATCTGCTAATGGTGGTACAGGTGCTAATTGTCATAACCAATATGCTGGTGGATTTGGTGGACATGGATCTGGTGGTAACCTCAACTCACATGGTGGAGGTGGCACAGGTCACGGATCTCACTATTCTTATGGTAATATGATGGGTGGTGCATCCTATATGGGTGGATCTCAACCTGGTTGTCACCATAGAAATCATCATTATGCACACTCTCACGAGAGTTATGCTGCATGGGGTGCTGGTGGTAACGGAGCAGAATTCGGTTATCGCGGTGCACGCGGTAGAGAGGGTGTGGTAGTTGTCTATGAATATGCTTGATAAATAACTAAAGGAAACTTTTACGACAATGACTAAAAGAGCAATCGTTAACGGCGAAACTGGGGCACTGAGTGATATCTGTGATCCTGGGGACGAGTTTGATATCTATGCAGGACCTGATGCCACTCAGAAGTGGTGTGATGTGCCTGATGATGCCACTTATGAGCACCAAATGATCAACGGTAAGATCTGGCACCGTAGAGATCTAGAGGATAAGCAATTCACTGCTACAACTGAGCGTGTACTTGCCTATGGTCCTATGGGTGAGCAGATGGACATGATGTATAAAGATCAACTAGACGGTGGTACCCGTTGGAAAGATCATATTGCTAAGGTTAAAGCAAACCTTGTTGCACCATCATCTGTTGATGCATATGATAATGACCCCAAAAAGGTCCAACAGTATGGTAGGATGGCATGGGAAGCATATGACGAAGCATATGAAATGCCTGGCGATCGTATGAGAGAAGCACAGGTGAGAATGATCCGTAACTTCGCAGCACAACCAGAAGCAAACAAAGAGTAATTAGTATTATTTCGTTATGAAGGTAGAGTCAATTTGTATCGTTGGCGGTGGATCTGCTGGTTGGATGTCAGCAGCACTACTCGCAAAGCAGTTTCCTGATATTGAAATTGCTCTAGTTGAATCTGATAAAAAACCCACTATTGGTGTGGGTGAAAGTACGTTGGGGCATTTCAATCGTTACCTCCTCCACATGGAGTTAGAGGATGAAGATTGGATGCCCTATTGTAATGCAACGTATAAAACATCCATTGCATTTAGAAACTTTAAGCACGGTAAGGGTGAGAGATTCCAGTATCCGTTTGGTGGACTAGCATATCAAGAACCATATAGGACTGACATTCAGAGATTCTATGAGTTGCAGATCCTGCATCCTGAATTATATCCTGATGATGAGTTTGCTCGCTTTTGGAATCCATCAACATTGCTGACTGAGCAACAGAAGATTGCTAAAACAGGCATCGATGGTATGATGTGGGACCATAATAACGACAGCGCATATCATTTTGACGCTGAGTTGTTTGGTATCTATTTGAAAGAGCATCATTGTCAACGTGTCCAGCATGTGGTTGGTCATGTGGATCATGTTGTTAAGACTGAAGATGGATATATTAAAGCGATTGTAACTGCTGAGGGTAGTTACATCGAAGCGGACATGTATATTGACTGCACAGGATTTAAGTCACTACTCCTTGAAGGATTCATGGGTAGTGAGTGGGAATCATTCAAAGATGTGCTATTCAATGATAGAGCAGTAGCAACACAGATTCCATACAAGAATCGTGAAACTGAAATGGATACCTATACTGATTGTGATGCACAGTCAGCAGGGTGGGTATGGAATATCCCGTTGTGGAATCGTGTTGGCACGGGATATGTTTACTCATCTGATTACATCAATGAGTGTGAAGCAGAGCAAGAATTTAGAGAGTATTTGAGTGAGCGATATTCGCCCGAGATTGCCCAAAATGCTGAAATGCGTCACATTAAGATCAAGCATGGTAAGCATAAAGAGGCATGGGTTAAGAATGTTGTGGGTATTGGATTGTCCTATGGTTTCCTAGAACCATTGGAATCTACTGGTCTCATGACTACACATGAGAATATTCTATTCTTTGCTAATGCACTGGGACGCCGTAATGGTCTACTGACTGATGTTGATCGTAAGTCTTTCAACTTCACAGTGGATAAGGTGCTGGAGAATATGAAACTATTCGTTGCTCAGCATTATTATCTGACACAACGTCAGGATAATAAGTATTGGCGTGATGTTACCAACATTGAGTTGGGACATGGTGAGTGGAGATTGGGCACAGAATATTCTACGCTTCAGTCTAAGCAGGAATACTATAACCTACTTGACAGAGCAACAAATAAATTCTATGATGGTGACACCTTTGGTGGTTTGCTGTATATCTCAGCAGGTCAAGGTTACCGACCTATATCTCAGTGGGACTTCAAAGTAAGATGTAAGAATGTCCCAATGCATTATGGTCAAGTAACTAGCACTCATGAGTGGTATCAGAAGGAAAAGCAAAGACTGTTGGATATCATTGATGATATGCCTACACATTATGAATATCTAAAGGATCGTATTTATGGCGAAGAAACCGTGGATTAGATTCTACTCAATCGAGAAGGGTTTATCACAAAGATTCCCGTGGATTGCATCGCGTAAGTTGTCGCGACCATGGAGAGTTAAAGCACAGAAAGAGTTATCTAAGGATCCAGTTACCCGTTGTCCAGCATTAAAACTGCAACGCATGGTGCAGATGTCTAAGGTAACTAATCAACCCACTATCTTTCCAATGCATGCTGCAACTTGCCCAGCATTGACAGGTGTAATGGATAGTGGTTTTGTGATGACTGCTGCATATGATTTCGTTATCTCCATGGAAAATGGAGAAATGTTTTTCATGTCTAAAGGTGAAAGAATTCATTTACATTCACCTGAGCAGACTGATGGTATGCGTGAGTATATTAGTGCCAAACCTATTCACCCTGTTGTAATTAAGTTACAACAACCATGGAGAGTCCATGCACATAAAGATGTATGCTTCTTGCAGTTGCCAGTAACATATCACAAAGAGGAGCGATTCTCTGTTGCTACTGGTATTGCAGATCCTACATATTCATATGAGATCAATTTACAACTCTTTTGGCATATGCTAGAGGATGGACAATATCTCATTGAAGCGGGCACACCACTCGCACAGTGGATACCTATCCACAGAGATTATCTCAATCCGAGTAACTTCAACGTTGAGATAGAAGATGCAAATGATGACGATTATGTTGCTGAGGATTATTGGCAATATCATATGAGAAACACGTTTGCAGAATTACAACCACTACAAGTGAGAAAGAAAATACACCAATTCATTGTCTCACTAAATAAAAACAGCAAGAGGTTTGAGTAATCATGTCTGACAACACTTTGGGTAACCTTGAATCGACATCGCGTAATGTCAAGGAAATCACAGAATATGACATCGACAAGGTGGCAGGAGTTGAGACCACCGAAGAAGTCAGGGAAAAACTTGAAGCAACTAAAATTGAACCAGGAGTGCTAATCTCCTATGATCAACTGGTTGTTAATTTCCTACAACAATATGAAGATGCTAAAGAGGATCTTCTCAAGATGCAGTCTGCACTTGATAACCTGCACTACACATCTACAGTGACTAAGATTTCACTGAAAGAGATGCAGGATAAGAAAGATTTTATGCATCAACTCCACGGTGCTATTGAAGCGCTGTATCTTTATCAGAAGCATGTTGATCCCAACGTGACTGATAAACCATGGACATTTGAAGACCCTGAATATGATGAAACCACAATCACTGCCGACCCCACCACACAGGAAGGTTGATCTACTATTTCCCACACCATTATGGACATTTGATGGGTGTGGGTTAGATACAAAAGAAATTACAGATTTCTGTTATGTAATTAAGGACGAAGGTCCTGGTAGAAAGGTAAGTAATATCGGTGACAATGCATATCAGTCACTAGATTTTATGCCCTCCATCCTACCCCGTACGCCCCTGTATGCCCTCTATAATAAGATTATGGAGTGTGCATACTCTGCTGCCGATGAATGGGGTTTCCAAGGGTATAAACTAGACATGGGTAATCTCTGGATTAATATCAATGGGAGAGCAGCATCTAACATGGTGCACACTCATCCTGGTTGTATATTGTCTGGAGTTTATTATGCTAAACTACCAGCATGTTGTGAGGGTAGTCTCGTGTTGTGTGATACCTATGAGAGACAACACATGAAACAGTATTGGGCGGATAAAGGTAATATCAATAAGTATGATGATCTGAATAAGGATGAGCACACTGTTTATCCTAAGGAAGATAGTATGCATATCTTTCCTGCATGGGTGCCACATTATGTGGATCCAAATATGAATCCTGATGGTGATGATCGTATTAGTCTCAGTTTCAACCTCAGAGTGAGGCAGTTTCGATGAATTATATCCAGTTGGATGATGTTGTAGCACCGACATCTTACTCACGACTCCATGCACTTGTTACAGGTGTAGAATTTCCATGGTTTTTTCATGCTAAGGATGTAACTTATCAGACTAATGGTGAATTTACATTTGGTGGACAAGATCTATTCGAACCTCCCAAAGAGTATAGATTGCCTGGTTTTTTTCATGCTGTTATTAAGACTGATCAAGGTCCAGTTTCGCCCTACTTTGCCCTAATTGAAACAGCAGTGCTCAATTCTATTCAAGATAGATTGGGTGTTGAATGTCAATTCTTCCGTGCAATTTGGAGATTGACATTAAATGCTGGTGACAGAGATGGACACACCACAGCACATGTTGATCATGATGATGATCACTACACTGCAATATATTATTTGAATGATTGCTCAGGTGATACTGTATTGTTTGATCAATACGATGACCCTAAAGACTTCGATGGTAATGTAAGTGAGCGATGGTTAAAAGGTAGGAAACAACCTTATACTATTAACAGGAGACAGACACCTAAAGCAAATAGTGCTATTATATTTGATGGTCATCAATATCATGCTGGCACACCTCCACAGGGTGACGATGCATGGAGAATAGTGTTAAACATAAACTTTAAGACACATGAGCATATCTTTCCTGCCACATCAACTTAGAGACACTAAAGAGTGGGATGTCGATGACAAACCACACATGTGGGAGGGCATCGCTAAAGATATTAGTGATGTTTTATCATGGGATAAAGTAGAGTATTGTCTCAACAATCCTCAATTCTTCCGTGTCAATCTACCTCATAATAATATCCCTCATTATTATAGAAACTGGGGAGACAAAGAAGTACCTGATCCCAAAGATATATTTGAAGCAGTTAACAATGGTAGGACATTTATCATTGAAAACTATTCATGGTGTGATAAGACTAGCAGACAATTAATGGATGCATTTGAATCAGTGTTTCCATCATGTCAGGGTGAAATGCATGTGTATGGTGGCACATCAACTCATCAAAGTTTCCCTATTCATCAAGACTTAGCGAATAACTTTATTATTCAGTGTGAAGGTGAAACTCACTGGACTGTATATAATGATAGGGCAAGCAATCTACTCTCACATCGTGAGACTATGGATGCAAAACTCAGTGAAAATTTGCTCAACGTTGCCATCGATTGCACTCTTAAAAAAGGTGATGTGCTCTACATCCCTGCTAGATGTTATCATCGAGCACAACCAGACTCGCGTCGTCTCTCACTCAGTGTCCCGATGATGCATTTATGTCAATCAAAACCATACGATAGAAAGTATTATGAATTACGAAAGACTTAATCCCTATGCATATGTGTTTAAGTCTAAAAGTACGATCGACTTTGAGACTGTTAAACCTAGAGTATTAGCATACCTAGATTATGCAAACACACAGCATCAAACATCACTAGAGAAAGATGGCGGTCGATCTTCAGTGCACTTGAGTGTGACTGACCCTCCACATGCTTGGGATGAATTCACACCTTTTAGAGAAAAGATGTTTGAAGTGTGTGATGAAGTATGGAAGGAATGGAAGTTACAACCGTGTATCAAACAAGTAAAGGGATCATGGATTAATGAGCATCCACAGGGTGCATGGACTGATTCACATCATCACCACGGATGTCATTTAGTGGTGTCATGGTATATGAAACAACCTAAAAATAGTGGTCGGTTAATGATACAAAACCCACTCACACCATACAAGATGAGCGAACCTACTGATGTTTTGTATGATGCTATGGGTATGGATTGGATCCCCATTGATACTGAAGAAGGTGACTTCTTAGTATTTCCAGGTTGGTTAAAGCATAAAACAGAAACCAACAATTCCTCAGAAATGCGTTATATTATGAGTGTCAACATAAGTGCATATCGCTTTTATGGTGAAAATGAAATGCCATTTCAACACAATAGAGTGACATAACGTTGACGATACCACCAAAACCCGCTTAAATAGTAATGCCACGTTGCAAAGAGGGAGGCATGTCCATTTGGAAAACTCAGATCCTCGCTAATAGCGAGAAATCTCTCGTTAAACATGCATTGTTTTTATATCAAAAGCAAATGTATGACAAAATCGGAGAGTTATCACCTGCACAGAGGGTAACACTCCAATCTATCGTCGAAAAGTTATCCTTAACCACATGACCACACCATTACTGATAGGGGAATCAGTCCCCAAAGAAGTAAAAAACATCCTCAAATCTCTTGAGGTAGGACAAAGAGCACGGATTGGATCTGTTGAAGGTTTTATTGAATTCGTCAGTGATGAATACATTACTGTATGTGTTTCAACTAAACCCAATCCCGAAGGATCTAGACAACCAATGAATAAATGTTGTGTTTGTGTTTATCCATATCAATGGGACGATCTAGAAATAGAAGACGAGCACTTCTATGACCACAAAGCATTCAGGGGCAAAACTAATGACCATCCTGGAAATGAAATGCTACCTGACATAGACGATAGGTAAACTGTCACAGGGGGTTGAGACACCCCCTTTTTTTGTGTATAATAGGTGCAACGACACGAAAAGCATTGATCACTCTCCGTCCCCACCAGTCACGAGCACTCGACGCTATGAGTGCCACTGGTCACGGTCAGGTGATCGTCCCGACTGGTGGTGGTAAAACCATCATCATGATCGAGCACGCTAAGCACCTGCTCAACGAAGGTCCTAAGACCATTGTTGTGGTTGCACCTCGCATTCTTCTTGCTAATCAACTTAGCGAAGAATTCATGCAGTTTATCCCTGCAACATGGACACACGTTGCACACTGCCACAGTGGTGAAACTCATCATTTCTCTACAACTAAGAGCGACAAACTTGCTCTCTTCAATAATACTGCACGAGCAGCAAATGAGTCTTGCATTATCTTCACGACGTATCATTCTTTGCGTCGTGTTGTAGATAGTGGCATCGATGTAGATGCTATTTACTTCGATGAAGCACACAATGCTTGCACTAAGCACTTCTTCGTAAGTGTTGCTGCTATGTCATTCAGTGCAGATAAGAAGTATTTCTTCACTGCTACACCTCGTGTCAGCAATAAGCATGACCGTGGTATGAATAACCGTGAGATCTTCGGTCCAGTGATTGAGAATGTCCCTGCACCCGAGTTGATCAAAGGCGGTCACATTCTTCGTCCTACTATTGTCCCTTTCGAGACTGATTACACAGTAGACAAGAAACAACCCCATCTGGTCCACTCTACTACAGTGCAGGATATCATCGACAACCTCGATGAATCACATGCTGCTAAAGTGTTGGTTGCCGTGCCATCTTCTCGTGTGCTTGGCAACATCCTCGGACATACTGATCTACTCTTTCAACTGAAAGATCGTGGTTATGATGTCCTCCACGTTACCTCTAAATTTGGAGCATATGTCAACGACCAAAAAGTCAACCGTGAAAAGTTTTTTGAAACCCTCAATGCGTGGGGTAAAGAAGATGACAGAAAATTCGTCATCTTTCATTACAGCATCCTTTCGGAAGGTATCAACGTTGCTGGTCTCACTCACACGATTCTCTTGCGAAATCTTAACGTCGTCGAGATGGCACAAACTATCGGAAGGGTTATCCGACTTGATAAGCGCGATGCCGCTGGTATTGCGAGCGGTGATATTTCTCCTTGCTCTTGGAGTTGCTATCACAAACCCACTGGTTACGTTAGTGTGCCTGTCCATAGCAATCATGGTGCCGCAGTTATCAAAAGACTGCAAAGGGTGACTGATGAGATCTTTGTGAAGGGCGTCCCTGCTACTGCCCTCGTGTGACAATCTACAAGGTGCACACTAATTGTTGTGCACCTATTTTTCTTGGGTTATATTATATACATAACACACAAGGCACATGACTAACACACAACTCTCCGACGCTCTCTTCAGAATCATCCCTAAAGCAGTCAACCTTACCACACAGCGTGTTTCTAAAATGCTTGCTATTGGTAGTGGTGGCACAAAACCTGACCTTGATTCATTCTTCGGTGAAGATAACACAGTTGACAAGACTAAGTTTCTTGCTAACATCTTCAATCCTGCACTTGAGAATGCAGCACAAGAGTTAGGTGTTGATTACATTACTGAGGAAACTGTTGGATATGATGCTATACTATTAGGAGAGGAGATTGAGAATAAGATGTCTCTAGGATCTAGCACATCTTCATTCGCTACTGGTAACAACCACAGCAAGACTAAAGTTGATAAGATCTTTTGTGTGAAACTCACACAGGATGGTAACAACTTCCCTCAGATCTTCGCTTGCATTGTTGACCTATCTCTCGCACAAAATCCTAAGACAGGATGGACAGATTCAGTTACTAAGACTGGTAAGAATAACAATGGATTCTCAACTCTCAGAGTCCACAATGAGGATCTAATCTGCATCACTCCGATCTATGGTAAAGTAAGAAGGACTCAGAAATTCATTCACACTGTATATGAAACTATCTCTTGATGATACATATCTCATGAGTTGTATCGATGGGATGCAACTTATGGATGAGGAGAGTGTTGACTTAGTTGTCACCTCTCCTCCTTATGATGACTTGAGGACATACAATGATTCCAGTAAGTGGGATCACAATGTGTTTATGCAGGTTGCTGATAACCTCACCCGCGTATTGAAGCAGGGTGGGGTTATTATGTGGAATGTGAATGACGCTACGATTAAAGGTAGTGAGTCTGGATCTAGTTTCCGTCAGTGTCTATATTTCATGGATAAGTGTGGTCTACGACTACACGATACTATGATATATGAGAAGACTGGCACAGCATTCGCGTCAGGTCCTAAGAGTGTAAGATATACTCAAATCTTTGAGTATTGTTTTATACTATCCAAGGGTAAACCCAAGACTATTAATCTTATTCAAGATAAGAAGAATGCATGGGCAGGTTACACCAGTTTTGGCAATGCTAAGACTCGAAAGAAGGATGGCACAATGCACGATCCTAATCGAAAGAGTAATGTCATCCGTGAGTATGGTGTAAGGACTAACATTTGGAAGATTAAAAACTCAGGTGGTTTTGGTCAATCATCCAAAGCAAGTTACAAACATCCTGCCACAATGCCTGAGGAATTGGCAAGGGGTCACATTCAAACATGGTCAAATCCAAACGATCTAGTTTTGGATCCTTTTATGGGTGCTGGCACCACTGCACAGGTTGCACTTGAAGAGAATAGACATTTTATTGGATTTGAGATTGATGAAATGTATCATGGCATGTGTGTTGAGCGTGTGCTACCATTTAAGGATAATCTAATCACTCGTCTATCATGATTCACGAAGTGCCCGAAGGTTACTCACATTATAGTTGTGAGGAATTTAACAAAACATATGATCGTGTGTGGTTACACCACTCGCGAGAATACATATATGCAGAGGGTGCAGAGGTCAAAACAGTTTGGGGATTTATCAAGCGTAAAACTGGTGCAATTCATTCACCAATAAATGCAAAGAAGGTCGGTAAGATCATCGATCCCGATCAAACTACGCCCTACACTGCTATGCCACGCCCTAAAGTCAGTCCACTCATGCTATTGTGTGATTATGATTAAAGATCGTGCGATCGTGACCCCCAAGACCCCTAAGGCAAGGGAAATTCTAACAAATCACTTAAATAATAAGAGTGAGGTTAGACTTGAGGCATATAAGATGCGATCAGGCATTAAAAGGTGCTTTGTCAGTGCTATCGACAACCCAGACTTTTGGTTTTGGGTAGATAAGGACTGGGATGAAGACTGGGACATTTACATTATTAACGATGACAATACCAAGTTTCACACAGACATCGGACGCCCCATATGACCGTCACTGGTATAAAGTATGGTGCACTGATAACTCAGTTAAAATACTACACTCCTATCAAGAAGTGCAAGAAGTGTGGTGGAATTTTAAGCACTTCTTATCACATGTAGAGGTCATCGATGCCAAACGAAACAAACAATCAGGATCAGGATTCGGGTGATGGGTTGGACATCACTGTTGACGATAATGGCAATGTTAGTATAGAATGGGATCACAATGACCCTAGATGGTCAATGTTTAATGGATGGAAGTCAGAAGACTTTCTTCAATTAATTAGTGACGGAATTACCAAATACGATTTAAGACACGAATTGAATCATGATGACATCTAACGCTATTAGCGATTTTAATATCAATAATGACCAAACTGGCACTATTGAGAAACACCACGAAAATTTGAAAACATGCAAATCTGCATTTTGTGATATTCTTTATGAATTCCTTGATGAAGGTGTGCTAACTCCTGGAGAAACTGTTTCATGCTTCCGTGATGCATTGCAAATGATTGTGGATAATCATCAACAGTCATTGAATAACAGTAAAGCAGCACTGGAATTGATCTCTCAAATTAGTAAGAATGAAGATCAATGATGGTGATGAAGGGAAGAAGGCATCTAAAGAATTGAATGATGCAATGTGGTCAATAAGAAAATTATATGACCCAGAGAATATCAATTCACTCGAAGATTCACTAGATGACACACTCTCAAAATTCAACAAACTATCAGAAACCCTGCGAAGATCCGCTGAAGTGTCAGGATTGGCAAAACGCAAACTTAAAAATCCTAGACAAAGTGATGGCAAATTATTCTAATGATATGCCAGTGGCAGAAGTGCACACTGAGGAGAGCGGATCTGCCCCTTAGTGCCTATTATAGGTGCATAGCAAACAAACCCAGTGACTTTTCCAATTCTCTCTCGAATGATTCACTCAAAGAAAACTATCGTTGACATCATGAAAACATGTGATGGCGCTGATACTCTCTCACGAGAGGAGAAGTTTGAAGTATTCTGCAAAGTATGTGATAACATGCTAAACGAAGGTAGAATCACTAAAGTAAATCACACTCGCTGGACTACTATTTTTTGATTATGAGCACACTACACCACGAATCTATTCTTGAAACCATCTATGATGAAATTTGTGAAGAATTTCCCGAATTGAATGATGATGCCAAATTTGAATTAACACGTCAACGTTTTGAGGATCAGTGTCAATGAGGATCGCATTACTTGCAATTATCGTGCTAGTAGGTGCCAATCTCGGTCTTACTATCATCGATAAAATGACTGAGATCCAAGACGCTAAAATGGAGCGTCTTTGTAACATTGATGAATCTTACTGCACACCACAATGACATACGAAGAAAATCGTAGACAATCACTCGATGAAGTAATTCAAGAGTATATTGAAGACGAAAAATGTGGTCCAGATCTTTTAGTTAAAGATCTATTGGACACACTAACAACAATCCGTGAGTATCATGAAACACAGGCACGAAAGTGTGATGTAGTTTATATGAAACTTAATGGTATCCTGAGAGGGTTTGGGACAGTCGCGGAAGTGCCCACTAATGCCCCTAAAGCACCCTGATCGATGCCATACTATAAAAGTCAAAACAAACGAGGCATTTCATGCAACTCACAGCAAAAGGCGGCAACATGGTTGTTGATTTCTATCCCCTTAAGTTCGCTACTGGCGAAGTCCATAACCGTCTTATGCTGAAAATTGTAACTTTCTCTGGTTGCACTCAATCCAAGCGATATATCAACAAAAAAGATATGAATCGCGAAGTATACGAGCGCGTCGAGAATTATGGTTACGATGTTACTGATCTGCATGTTATCCCACAACTGTTTAATTCTGCTCTCGCCCCCGCTTGCTGATGTCAGTCGAATTTAGTCTTGCAATTACTGGTATTTTATCAGTCGCTGGTATTATTCTATTTTTCAAAGCAGTTTATCGATGACCCCTGACACTTTCAACTTCACTGGTGATGCAATCACGGTTATTGGATTTATTGGTGTTGCATCAACTGGAATTATTCTATTCACAGCATTCACACGTTATTTCAATTCACCATTGAGGAAGTAAAAATGTCATTTTCTCAGGAAGATTCAAAGAAAATCGCAAATGCATATTGCGATTATCAAATAGAGCACATGGATTACGACCAATTATCCCATCTTGCTAAAGACTTATTAATGCAAACTTATTCACATTTAGACTACGAAGAAATTACAGCAGAGATATCAGATCTCTACGATGATGAAGTGTTAGAAACTGTAGTCGAGAATGCGAAGATCTCACGGTCTCCAGTGAAAGATTTTTATGAAGAAGTGCTAGACTTTTATCGTAATCCACTTAATCACACTTTCGCCCAAAACTAATGCCTAACTACGAAACATCCGATCAACAACACTCGATTGACAACATGAGTGACACATTGATGATCGCATTGCAACGGAATGCTGATAACAGTAATTTCCAGGAAATGAAAGCAATTTATGAAGAGTGGGTTGTTGATGGTCGTGATCCCGAAGATGGCAGTTACCAATTTATTTTTGTCCCTAATCTGACCTTATAAAATGAAAGGAATGTCCAAACAAGATCGAATTCTACTTGCTATTAAACAAGTTGAAAATGTGACCAAATTGTGTGAAAGTTTGGACTATACCCATTACTTAACTAAAAGTTGCTCATTGAAGCAACTTCCTTATGAATTGCAGAGACAATTAAGTCTTCTACAATCACATGAAGATGACACCATATTTGATCGCTAAAGTAAAGAGAATATATGACAGTATACAAACCGCCACACGACAGGTCGCCAAGGACCCGCTGTGCCCTACAATGGTTGTATGACAAACGAAACCAACAACATGATTCACAAAAACGAAGCATTCCTGAATGCAATCCAAGGACTTCAATCATTCGTCCTTGATACCAACGCAGACATCGATATGGCATACGATTGGGTGTCTGATCAGTCAGGAATTGCATCCTTTGTGCATCAAAATGAAGCATGGGATATGTTTTACGATGCATGGGAGAGTGCAAATGTTTGATATTTTTGAAGACATCAACAATCAACTAAACTCCCTGACTATCTACAAACCAAACATGACAAATCCATATGTTGAAAATCTCGTTGAAATGGGTTACGATCGTGCAGATTGTGAAACCGTAGCAACAGCGGGAATTGATAAGAAATTCCCCTTAAACATTCACGGTCGTGTTTATAATACTCAAGAAGAGTATAACGAAGCACTTCACGATTTCATCAACGGACTTTAATCAAATGACTATTTTCATTGAGCGCGGTATCCGCCACAACGACAAATCTATCTACGTTGAAGACATTTTTGTGGAGCAAGATTCTGTTTGGAAGGATGACCGCAGACTCGCCGCGTTTACTATTACTGAAGATGTAAGTGGTCCGCACATTGGTGACTTTAATGCGCGTCGGTATCGTGTTAATCAGCGCACACAATTAGACAACGGCGTCTACATCTATCCTAAGATCTATGGCGCGGAAACTGTTAGCGAGTGCAAGGAATTTATCGAGGGTTATATCAACGAAGATATCACCCAGAGAATCATGAAAACGGATCAAGCAACCAGTTGATTAAGTGTCACACAGGTTGTAGGCACCGCTCTTCTATGCCCTATAATAAAGACATCAGGGGGAGAGAGGTCCCCCACAATCACTAAATTCCAAACATGCGTAAAATCGAGCGTCTCATGAATCAAGCAATCCGCCAGCGTCGTAACTGGTCAAATGCTAACACTTCCGTTGTAGTTGATGATAACAACAACGCCGAAGTTTATCTTCATGGCAATCACATCGCAACGATTGGTGATGAGATTCAACTTTTTGATGGTGGTTGGCAGTCTAACACCACTAAGTCACGTTTGAATGCTATTTGTTACGAATTCGCTTACGGTTGTGGTGTTTTTCAAAAGCAATTTGAGTGGTTTGTTAACACTGACAACGGCACAGTAGATTTCGTTAACGGCATCACAGTATCATGAGTTGCCAATTAGATTTTCTCACCGATGTATACACTGAATGGTGTAACAAAGAAGGTCTAGAATTGATCTCCGCCGATGATCAACTCTATTGCGCTGATGGTCCTGATCTTACACTACGTCAGCGCGTTTGGTTATCCAACTTCATTGAAGTTTGGGACGTAATTAACCAAAACACATAAAAAGCGGGTTTATATAATTGTATCTCCAACCGCGAGATCTCCCCGCTCTCACTATCACAAACAATGCGCATTTTTCTTCTTGCTCTTCTCGCGATTCTTTGCTATAATAGCAACGACGCGAGATTTTTCATTTCAGATCAATTACACAATGCCGCTGAGATTGTCCGCCCTGATCCACAACTTCGCATCAACTATTAATATAGATACTTTACAATTTCCCCATTAACATGACTGACAAATTAAGTGACAAACTAGAGAAGAAAATCACCCAAGAAACTTATGGGTTGTTTCCTACTGGTGTCACTCGTTATCAACTTGATAATAGTGAAGAATTAAAGAAAAAAGTCTTATTGTGGATGAAAGACCAGGAAATCGTTGATGATCATGGTCGCCGTATGTTATGCCACAATATTACACAAGTTGGAGAGAAAAATAAGATCCTCGATGATATCCCAGAGTTAGAGCAGGCACTCATGAAAGCGGTGGGATTTCACAATCAAAATACTTTCAACTATAGTTGCAATTTAGCAATTAATGAAGCATACGTTGAATTAGCAACAGAGGGAGCACTTTACGCCCCTCATGAGCATTCAAATTGCCTTTATTCTCTCACTTACTTTATTAACTACAATCATGAAAATCATGGATTTTTGAAATTTAGGCGTAATGTATTGTCTTCAATGTATCCTGTTATGCAGGTGAATTCTAATCAACTCACCCCATACAATATGCCTGAAGCAACTTTCACAATGCGCGAAGGTGATGTTATCATTTATCCCTCAAATGTTACTCACGGTTATGACTCTAACAGTGCTGACGAGCGTATCACATTAACCGCAAATATCATACCAGTTGAGTGACACTTTTATTACTGTCACCTAAGTATGTGCTACGGTGTTTTTTTCCACTATAATAAGTGTATAAGAAACAAACAAACAAATGACTCTTTCAAATCCAACAGTTGAAGCAAACGTCCCAACATGGGCACAAAAGTATTGTGACGCTCTAGAAGCAAATTACAAGAATTATCACATTGATTCAATGAAGAGAATGGCATCCCGCCCAGACTCATCAACTTACGCAAATGAGCAACTTGAAAAGATCGAATCAGGTGAAGCAAAGTTAATGAAATTCAGAGCAAATCCTGGAAAGAAGTATTTCAAGATTATTCAACAGGAAGCAAGAAACGAAGCGGGTGAATATCGCGATCAGTCAGTTGTTGCTTTCATCGATAAAAAGACTGGTGAAATATACAAACCAGCAGGTTGGAAGGGACCAGCAAAGCATGTAAGATTTGACATGAGAATCATCAAAGATCGCGAATTTGTCCATAACGCTAACAACGTAGATTGGGCAGGTGGTCATCTCTACATGATCTAAACCAATACAATAAGTGGCACATACTAACACTGTGCCACACAATTTTCCCTTATAATAGTATTAACAACAACAAAGAAACACAATGGCAAACTTCTCTGAATTCCTTGATTATTGCGAATCATTCTATAACCCTAAGCACCCTGATGCATTATATCCAATAGAAGGATTAACTAGGGGAGAATTAGCACTTGCTACACTTGAATACCTAGATTCATGTAACGATGAAATTACATGGGGTGGAGGTGATAGTCTAGACAGAGAAAGAGTAAGGGATACGGTATTAGAAATTAGGGAATTAAATGACCTAGTAAATGATGCTACCGAAGCATTAATGAATGAAGTCAGGTAACACATCACCATACAGTTTTCCACAGATTTTTGATATTTTGTGGAAAACTAAAAATGGTTAAAAAAATATACTAGAGAGAAATATATCTCTAGTTAAATGTCTCTAGGTGTAGTCATCTAAGAGCGTAACGCAACGAGATTTTTTTGTCAAGTATGCACAGGACACTTCACAAACCCACACAGATCCCTTGACATTACTATCATTTTCCTACATAATGTAATCGTCCCAAACAAATCACTTTCCTTTGCTAATCGATCATGGGTAGGACATACAAACGAAACGACCCCTATAGAAGCAACAGACCCAAATCTCTAAAAGAAAAAAGAAACCAATCACAATCCAATCGTCGCGGGTATGCTGATGACAACTCCGCAGACTTTTCCACAGGTAAACACAAACGACGCAACCCTGATGACTACACTACGCGAGACGATTGGCAATGAATGAGTATACACTACCCGATTGGATCGATGAGTTCCTGGAGGACGAAAATGCCCCTAGTTGCCCATCTTTGACCGATGAAGATTTTTCCCTGATTAACTACACCGAGGACCAGCAATGAGTTTGAATCATCAACTAGCAACTTCTCCCCCTGTTAATATCAAGATCTGGGAGAAAGGTCGGAAATACTTTTGGGCGTATGATTACCCCGATTGTCCTAAGAACGGACCTTTCAAGAATGAGCAACAAGCACTCAACGACGCAAGGCACTATTCAACACGATGAGACACACCTACGGCAGCAAAATAGCATCCATTCCTAACAGTTTGGAGCGTCTCCTAGATCTATACGACGAGGGACAATTACCACCCGATGATATCATTGAAATGTGTCAGCAGATGATTGACATGGACCTCGATGACTATCTCCTACAGTATCAACAACTATGCGACTATTGCATTGCGGAAGGCATGTGTTATGATGTAGAAGTAGGGGACAGTTAGAGTTGACAATCGACAGTTAATTTGTTATCATATTGTTGTATATTAAAAACCGATACTTCCCTAACCTACAAAAGTATCCCAGCGCCCTCGCTATATTATTCAAATGAAACTTCGGGTCCCCCCAGACAAAAAATTTTCCCAGTATAAAATTTCCACCCAGACCCCTCTGAGAGAGCAAGTGGTGTATATTTGGGAATCTCTCTCAGAGACCGCTAGGATCGCCGCTAAGGCGCTCAGAAACAAACTTAGGAGGAATGATGCCCAAGAGTAGGGATAAGCAGTATGAAGCACTGCGTGAAGAATACAAAGACTTACTAGACATCCCATGGGAAGGCAAAAGACTCTATGGGTGTTATGAGATCATTCGTAAGTATTGGGAGAAAGTGCACGACGAAAAACTGATTGATTTCAATAGTCGTGGAGTCATTCGCTTTCAGGAAGATGCTATTGCAGAGCAAGGAGCAGCTTGGAAGTTTCATAAGGAGTGGGGGGAAGAGTTAGACTTCTCACTCCTAGAGAAGGAGGATGTCCTATTATTCCGATTGTTTACCACACCCCTCGGCGGCAACTACTCCGTGCCTAGGGGAGAAGCACCGAATCATGGTGGTATATACCTCGGAGATGGGTGGATGCTTCATCATCCCTACGATGATGTTTCTCAGATTGCAGATCTCACTGATAAGTATAACAAGATATATTGCAGCAGTTGTATGGGTGCAATTTATAAAAAGGATAGATAATGCTTAGAGTGGAGAATAACTCTATGAGCAAAAGATTCATAGTCCCTGTACAAGTAGATGATGAGGGGGAATACTTCTTCAATCTTCCCGATGAGATCATGGAGGACCTTGACTGGAGGGAAGGTGATGAGTTACACTATGAAGAGGATATCAATGGTGATTTGATCCTTCGTAAGGTAGACCCTGAAAAAAATCCGTAAAAAACCGCGTGGTGACTAATGAGTGAAAAAAACGGCGTCCCCGAGTTTGAAAGTGACGCAGAGTATATTGCATGGGCATTTAACCAGATCAGTGAAGGGATGAAGAATCTAGGCAGTCGTATTGCTAACCTAGAGATTGCCTTGTCCCGTCTTCCTGAGCCTGGACCTAACATGATTCAATACAAGATCCCTGAGGATGATAAGTATTCAAATCTGAAAGAAGTATTGGACGATCTGTATGTTAAACTAAATAGCAGAAAGTCTGATGATGCGTAATGCCCGCATATATTGAATCAACAGGTCGATCCTTTCCCAATCCTATTAAGAGCGAAGATTACGCAAAACCTTTCGAGCGTCCCTCTTCTAGTAAGTATCGTAGTAGGTCTGGGTATCAACAAGGCACTGGCACACAATACTACATCGAGTTTGAAGGAATGGGTCCTGGCAGTATGCCACTGGGTAAGGACCAGATACACTATCTCGGTGAAGAGGATGAGCAGTGCGTAAACGCCTGCGGGTATGAGCGTCAACCCATCTACCGTTGGTATAGAGGTAGTAAAGACGATCACAAGTATTCAACAGGTCCCAAGCTACAAAAGCGGGACATGATTGGTGAGAATGAGAGCAAGGACAAAGCAGCGTCGGGATATAACCCTGAGCCTCGCTCTGGCACACCAGTCTTCTTTACAATGATGACACAGGTCAGTGGATCTGTGCCACTGTATATCTGGTATAATCATTGGCCTGATGATACTCAGTTGTCACTGAGTAGTAGTGCACCACCTGATAGTAGTGGTCCTGGTCAGTATAGATTAGTAGGTAAGGCAGGTTATGTGTTTCCAAATGCGGCTGCAGCACAAGCTTATGCTGGCAGCGGAGGTGAGCAGCCTGCTGCTCTATATGAATATCTACATCCTGACCCTGATCATTTCTATACTACTGATCCAGCAAACGAAGTCAACCTAGCAGATAACTCTCCCATCCCTCCTAAGAAGAGATATAAGGGGGAATACTCCTATCAGGGTATACTTTGCTATGTGTTTAGGAATGACACCCCTGACGGTCCTGAGAGACGCCTTGAGGACATCGGTAAGATTGGTGCTAGTGGACAGTGTGTTGACCGATCTGGTTGGTATCAGTATACAGGGACTTGGACATATAGCAGATATCGTCGTAATCAAGACGCTAATGGCAATAGAATGGAGGGCACACCTGGCGTTAATGGTTGGGGTGACTCGAATAATGCTGCGCTGATCGATACTGACGGTGCGTTTGAATGGTTTTATGGTGCGAATGGTCCAATCAAAGCAGCAGTGCCGAGATACCTAGGGTTTGAAACATCATATGATTCACAATTCTACTACTATCTTTATGATACTTCATACCCATGGAATGGTCCTATCTTTGGAATCCAGTATGAATTGAATGATGCGCCATGTTGTCCCAATACAACGTGTCCTGATGGCGAAAGCTCTGTACCATGTTGTATCCCAGTCATCTCATATCACTCCCACTTCTATGAAATCCGTGAAGATTCATGGGAAACTACAGAAAGTGAGATCACTTTGACGGATGTTTCGACTCGTGGAGTCAATGAATCCTTCTGGACTGTTGATACAAAGAGTAGAAGAGTCTTTTTCCGCTATCAAACTAGCGTTGGTAAGGTCAGTCAAGGTGAATCTATCAATGGTTGGGAGGTAAATAGTGTTAGATACTTTGGTGATGAGTTAAAATGCGGTGTAATTGAGTTTGGTGGAGGCGATGGAAACGCATTTCAGCGTGGAGTTACCTACACTGCGGAGGATGGTGCGCAATTTGAAGTGCTTGCAGGGTTTGGTATACCCAATAAAGCGGCATATTGCGGTGTATATGAGTTTAATAAGAGGATTGGTTACTACAAAGTAGAGATTGACCCCGCAGCTTTGATCCCAAAACGCACTTTGGACGTTGCACAACTGGAAGCTAAGGTCAATAAGAAGGGTGAGATCGTCGAAGTTGAGGTTATTAACGGCGGAAGAGGGTATATTAACCCTCAAGTGTCCGTTTCTACGCCTGGTGTGCTCGAAGATTTCAGTGCAGGTGACCTTGCATCGTCTCAAACTGCCTCATTTACTAAGGAAACTAGCCGTCAAGCATTCCCAGCACCCGAATCTACGAGTAATTTTGACGTAGCAGGTAAGAATATCTTCAAAAAAGTCCGTAACAAGACAAATAAACTCCAAGCAGAGAATGATTTTGGCGAAAGAGAGGACATTAGACAGGCGGAGATCCGTATTGGAGAGATAGATGAGCTTGGTGTTATCAAAAGTATCGTTGTTGAAGACCGTGGTAAGGGGTATAACCCTGCTGAGCCACCCGCAGTCTTCGTTGTTGACCCTAAACTAGAGACTATTAACTCCCCAGATCTTGATAAAGTTGATTTTGGTGGTGTTGGTAAGGACTTTGCTAGTGCATTTGAGAATTTAGAGCTCCCTCAAGGCGACGATGGTGACTATATTTCACCAGCAGACATGTTTGAAGAGGGTCAGACGACCACTAAAGGTGGTTTCCAAGCAAATATTCCCACCTCTTACCTTAAGATGGCGGAAATTGACGACTCAATGATGACATTGTGCCAAGATTTGCCCGCAAATTGCATCAATATTGAGTTTCCGAAGAATTTGAGTAAGGCAATGCCTACTGATGGAGCATTTGATAGCCTCGGACAACTAGGAGATGAGGGTTTTGACGAATTTAGGAGCGCAGTTTACCCCGAAGTGCTCAAAAACGTCGCTCAAGCGGATGAAGAAGGCGAAGGATTGAGTCATCTTTACGGATTTAACCAGAAAAACCGCTGTATCAAGGTCGCACAACCCAAGGTATACAACATTCAGCGTTGGTTTGACGTGCCTTGTGCGTATTTGGACGCTAATGAGGACGGAGATACGGTTGCATATGGATTTTTGATCTATAAATACTGTGCACCTAAGGATGATAATGCGTCATTCAAGGTAAATCTGAAATTTAACGGTAAAACTACGGGTAGTCAGGGTCAAGATTTCCTTGATTGGTTGATGAGTATGCCAAAACCGAAGCTTACTGACGCAAGAGACTATACAGATCCAAATACAGGCAATAAAAAGAAGGTTTGGAATTGCGCTCGTGCTGATGTTGCGGGTAGATGCTATGAAGATGGCGGAAATATTGTCTTCCTTGCGGTTGGTGGTGATGAAAATACGTTTGACTACAACCAATCTTCCTATAGTGAAGGTCAGCAACTAGAATTGTGGTTGGGTGACAACCTAGTTTCACACGCTCCTGGCTCTATAAGGAATTGGCAATGGTCAACATCGTCTACTGACCCTGAAACTGGGCAGACTACGACTACAAGCAATAATGGATCCTTCCAATACACTGCATTGGAAGTTGATTGCAACAACGTTGTATCAAATCAGATGGCAAATCACCCATGCTGGGACAATTTTGTTAGATCGAGTACTAATCCTGACGGACCTTTAGACGTTTACTGTGGATGGGATGCAGATGGAAACACAATCGCGGGGACTACCTGGTGGAATACTTCTGCTAGGGGTATATCTAATATCTTCTGCTCCACTTGCACTAATACATATTGGGCTGGCACTGCTTCTGCGGCAGGTTTGGCATATGTCTACGACGCATCCATCGCAATCGATCCAAGCAGAATCACAGCAGGAAACTATGAAATCCTGATGGGTCCATACTCTGGTGTGATGTCTATCAAGAATTATCTAACAGGTGGCATCAATGCCCTTAGTAGCGCTATAGATAATCTAGGGAATCCATTCTTCTCAGAGTGTGAGGTGGATGTCCCATGGACTGCAGGAAGGGAAATTAACGACGACGTTTAATGGCATACGGATTTCTAAAACCACTAGCATCCCTAAATGGTCTGCCTTGCTCAGGTCATGGTCTCTGTCTGCCATCTACTGTGCACTCAATTCAAGCGTGTGGCACCCCTCCAGTGCCCTACTCTATTGTTATTAAGAATTTTACATGTTGGTGGCCACCCTTCCCCCTAATTCCCCTAGAGGCGGTTAATCCACTCAGGGCAACATTGCTGGTGAATTTCATTCCAGTGATGTTGGAAGCAGATATGTTTGTTACACATGTGTCACCATGCACTAACATTGTGATATACTTGTGTCCATGCGGAAAGTCTATCTGCGCTATCCCAACTCCGATTATTTGTAGTATACTTACTGCAGAGGACATGGGTGGTGTTGGACACGTCCGTACCCTCTTTGCAACAACGTTTACAGTCTTTGGATTGAAACGTAGAGTTGCAAGAGTCCTCGACCCCTTGGGTGCAGGTTTTCCTGGTTTCTCTCTTCCATGCTCATCTGTTGTTGCTTGGGGTCATCCTACTGTTTTAGCATCTTAAAAAATTATGGCAATGCGATCTAAAGTTGGTCTGTCTGGTGGCACGTTTATCCCCAGTCGTCCAAAACAAACTCGTCAGGGCAGTTCTAAGAATACTAAGTATTCTGCCACTTCTCGTAACAATGCGAAGAAGCGTTATCGTGGGCAGGGTCGATGAGACCTGAGACCAGAGAAGCAATGGAAATGCTGTGGTCTGCTAAATGGAATCTTCCAACAGCAGCACAGCATTGTAACCTTACTAATAAGGAGATGAAAATCACATTTAACGAATATTGTGCTTTTCATCCTCCTACTTTTCAGATAGAAGCAGACTCAAGTCTGAAATCTATATACAGTGATCATGATCACATCCAGTAAACTTGATAAATAAATATATCGCACCAGCGGGAGACTGAAATGGCTGTAAAACCGATTCCTGATCAGAGCAAGGAATTTATCAAGTCGGGGATGGTGCTAATAACCGACCCACGGAGTGATAAATACCTCAATAAGCATCAAAGCAAAGAAAAACCAAAGAAGCAGTAAATGGCATCGTACAGATTTAGATCTGAAAAATATGTTTCTAGGGGGTTTAAGGATTTCGCCATATCTTTCATGGCAAATCCTAACACCAACGACTTTGGTGTGGTTAAAAATGAAAATGCCATTAAGCAAGCGGTCAAAAATCTTATTTTGACCTCTTTTTTGGAAAGACCCTTCCAACCTGACACTGGATCTAGAATTAAAGATTTAATGTTTGAGCCTTATGACCCATTTGTGGGTGAGGCAATGAGAAATGAGCTTAGAAACGTATTAGAACGTCTCGAACCTCGTGTTGAAGTGACCAGAGTGTATATCAGAGAAGAAATTGACATTAATTCTCTACACTTTGAGCTGGATTATAAGATTGTCGGTGAAAACGTCGTTAAAACCGTAGACTTTCTTTTAGAGAAGACTTAAAATGTCAGCAATCCCTTCACAATTAACTTCCCTTGACTTTTTCGAGATCAAGGAATCAATCAGATCATACTTAAGGACTCGCAAAGAGTTTTCCGACTATGATTTTGAGGGATCTGCTGCGTCATACCTGATTGATACCCTCGCTTACAATACTTACTACACAGCATTCAACGCCAACATGGCAATGAATGAGGCATTCCTTGAAACTGCCACTGTAAGAGATAATATTGTCCGTATTGCTAAGCAACTTAACTATACACCCCGCTCTGTTAAGGCATCCAGAGCATGTGTGGAATTGCATGTACAAACAAATCAATCCACTAACGGTGTTACCTATCCAGAATTCGTAACATTGGGTGCTGGTGACGTTTTTGTCGCTAGAAACGAAGCAGACGCTTATACGTTTGCAATGCCACAAGATATTCAAGTGCCCGTCAACCAGCAAAATGGTATGGCGATGTTTAACAGCGTATTAATCTACCAAGGCAACCTTTTGAAGGCAGATTACGTTGTTGACTACACTAAGAAGCAAGATTATATCGTCCCATCCGAAGATGTGGACACAGAAACACTAATTGTCCAAATTTCACCAAGTGTGCAGTCATCCGAGACTGATACTTACAATAAAGTGACCAATGCGGTTGCAATTATCAGCACTTCCCGTATTTACTACTTGGAAGAGACTGATGATCTTAGATATCGTCTTATTTTCGGTGATGGAGTCCTAGGACGTAAGTTGATTGACGGTGAGCACATCAAATTAACCTATATTCGCACAGATGGTCCTCTTGCTAACGGTTGTAAGGACTTTTCGTTTGTTGGTGTTGCTAGAGACTCTGATGGCAGAGCGATTGCACCTCAAAACATTACTGTAAAGACAAAACTCGCCGCGGCCGATGGTGAAGAGATGGAAACACCTCTTTCTATCAAGTTTAGAGCACCTAGAGCATTTGCAACACAGAATAGAGCAGTTACTGAGTCTGACTATGAGCACATTGTGTCTGAGATCTATCCTCAGGCAGCATCTGTGACTGCATATGGTGGTGAGAAGTTGGTGCCACCTGTTTACGGTAAAGTTTACATTGCTATCCGTCCTAAAACAGGCACTAAGCTCAATGAGTCAACAAAAGTTGGCATTAAGCAAGATTTATTGAGATATTCAGTTGCATCGATTGAGCCAGTCATCATCGATCCTACAACTTACTACATTATTCCAAAATCCTACGTTTACTACAACGGAAACCAAACATCTTCTGCTGGTAGTGACATTTCAAGTAAAGTCCTCAAGTCTATTGACAACTTTAACCGTAATGGTGTTACAAACCGCTTTGGAAACCGTTTAGAAGCATCTCGCTTCGGTGCGATGGTTGACTCTGCTGATAACTCGATCTCTGGTAACGTTACTCAAACCACATTGGGTCAAAACCTTGATCAATTCGCTTTTGGTAACGTTTTCACCCAATGTCTTGATTTTGGCAATCCTCTATATGATCCTAACAACTTTGCTGGCACGGATCCTGATGGTGGTGCTAATGCTGGCAATGGTGATGATGGGACTGGTGGTGGAAAGTGCACACCTTCCTTCTCAACGGTTAAATCAGGCACATTCTATGCAACTGGATACACTGAGGATTTGGTTGCCCTTGCAGCGGCAGATGGGACCGTTACAGCGTCCTTTGGCAGTGCTGTAGTATCAACAAGTGAAGAGAATCAAGTCCTAGTCCCCGTCAATCTAAGAGATGACGGAAAAGGCGGAATCATGCTTGTGACTAAGCGTGATGAAACAGAATTAATCCTTAACCCTGCAGCAGGTACTGTGGACTACGGCACTGGTAAAGTTTGTGTCGGTCCTATCGCAATCTCAGGTACACCAGATGGCACAACTAGAGTGCCATTGCAGGTTCTTCCATACGGTGGTGCAATCAACATTCCACCTGGCGTTGATCCTGTTATCTTTAACCCAGAAGTTTTCGCAATCGATTATACAGTGAATGACACCCCTGTCCCCATCTTCGATCCTAATAATTTCAGTGGATTTAACTTCGGAGATTTGAATATAAATATTCTTGATTATCCTTCGGATACGTTTGTATATCCTGAAATCGATAACTGCTTCTGACCTAGAGAGATATGTCTTCACAACTGGCAAAAAGAGTCAACGTATCCGATAGAGTTGAATATCAGCTTCCTGAGTTTATTAGAGAGGACGATAGACAATTCGTTAACCTTCTTCTTGAATACTACAGATCTCAAGAGAAAACAGGGCGTCCTTACGATGTTCTAAACAACATCATCAATTATCTTGATCTTGACAACTATGGATCTGAAGGGTTGTCAGCAGAAACTCTTTTGCTTCGTGATATTGGTATAACTGACCAATCGATTGAAGTTGAGACCATTGATGGTTTCACAGAGAAAAATGGATCGATTCTGATCGATAATGAAATCATTTATTATGAATCTGTATCTAGAGGTCCTGACGCTATCCTGACGCCAGGTATTTCCTACGAGCAGTTTAAGAAAAAGGAGCAGCAACTAGAGAATCCCTTTTCCCTCTTTGACGGCACTCGCAGAAGGTTTGATTTAAGCAACCTAGGCACCCCTGTAGCGCCTCCTACTGCCAATCACCTCCTAGTTACCACATATAACAACTTCCTCATCCCTAACGTTGATTATACCGTTGATGGTGATGAAATTGTGTTTACCACAGCACCTCGTTTGAGGACTGGTGTTGATGATTCAGAATTTACTCAACTCGTTTACCTTGTAGGTTATGCTGATCAGGGCGTCCTTGAAATGGACGACATCAACTATGAAGTCTATCAAGGTAAGTCAGAATATCCTCTAAAACTGAATGGGTCTAACTATTATCCCACTTCAGAGATCGGTCTGATTGTTAATAAGAATGGCAACCTTCTTGTGCCATTCCAAGACTACGTTATTTTCCAAACCAACGATGGAAGCTCTTTTGTTTCCTTTAATGCTGGTGCTTTGGGTGCTGCTGATGTAATTCATATTAGATCTGTCGAATATAACGCACCTCAGTATGGATCTGGTGCAAAACTAATTTGTGAAGTTAACGAAGCCTCTAAAGCACTCTCTGGATTGCAAGTTAAGAGTGGTGGTAGTGGATATCGTCTAGATTTTGCTCCTAAGGTCGCTATTGTCTCCACAACTGGTGAAGGTGCTGCAGCAAGATCACTTGTTGGTGGTATTAAAGATATTCAACTTATTAGTGGTGGTCAAGGTTACACATCTTTCAACCCACCCATTCCTTTTGTATCTGCACCAACAAATCCTAATGGATCTAGAGCAGAAATCGAAATTGAGGTAGATGATACATCTGGACAAGTCTCTTCTATCAGAATTACTAACTCTGGTAGTGGATATGACTTTATTCCTGCAATTTCTTTCATCAATCCTGCTGGTGCAAAGATTAGTGATCCAACAATCGACTCTGAAGGTCGTGTCAACGTTGATAGCATTCAGGTTACTAAAACTGGTGTAGGATATAAGAATGCTCCTGTTGTTTACATTGATCCAGCACCTGAAGGTGGTATCAATGCTCAAGCAACTTCTAGAATCAACTCTGATGGTCAAGTTATTGAGATTCAAGTCAATAACAGAGGTAGAGGATATGCAACTCCTCCTAGAGCAAGAATTATCGATCCAGTTGGTGCTCAAGTCCTTGATGTAACTGTTGCATCAGGTGCTGTCACTGAAATTGAAATGTTGACTGGTGGTATGGGTTATACTGATCCACCATCTGTGTATATTGTTGATGATCGCAAAGATGCTTACGGCAATCCCGTTGGTGGACAAGGTGCTAAGGCAGTTGCGACTATTTTTAACGGTGAGATCACTGATATCAACATTACTGACTTTGGTAGTGGATATTCTGATCAATTCCCTCCAAAAATCTATATTGCTGAGCCTGCCGCTGCTAAAGCATCTGTAAATATCGGATATGATGAAGTTACTGGTTTTGAAATCATTAGAGGCGGTAAAGAGTATTCTCCATCAGCACTTTTAGGTTGTGCTCGTGGTGTTTCTAACGTTATTGGTTTTGATGACCTTGGAAACCAAATTTATGCAAGAGAAGAGCAACTTGCTAACACTAACCATAATGCAGGGACCAGAATTGTTAATCTGGACTCTATTTTCGTTAAAGAGGTCTTTGATCGTTTCAGAAGGCAGTATCTGCCAACTCTAGAGATCAACTATGACAGAATTAACCCTGTCCAAGTAATTAAGACCATTAGAGACTTCTATGCCTCTAAAGGCACCAAGATGTCTACTCAATACCTCTTCAAAATTCTGTTTGGAGAGAATGTTGATGTTTTCTATCCAAAAGACGAAATTATCAGTCCTTCCCATGCAACTTGGGTTGTTGACACGATTCTTCGTGCAGAATTGATTTCTGGTGATCCTAGAAACCTAATTGACGGTCAACTTAACCAATATAGAGATGAAGTTGACACAAACATTCGATCAGCATCTGCTTTGATCGAAAACGTCATTTCTATCATTCAAGGCACCGATACAATCTACGAATTGGCGATTTCTGAGGAAACGCTCATTGGTCAGTTTATAATTCCTTATAAGACTCGTCTTGTCGAGCCTTTGAATACAACTGGTCAAATTATCACGGTTGACTCGACGATTGGATGGCCTGAGAGAAATGGCACCATCCTAATCAATGATGAAGAGCAAGTCCAGTATAAAGAGAAGTCTCTTAACCAATTCATCGAATGTACTCGCTCTAAAAACGGTATTGTAGAAGATTGGGATCCTGGCACTATTGTCCAGTCCGATATCTTCGTTTATGTCAATAAAGACACTTCTACAGAGTGTAAGTTGAGAATTCTTGGTATTGCTGAAGCAGGCACCACTGTTTTGGATGATACTGGATCTTACTACCTTCCTAGCGATAAACTGAAGGTTGCATCTCTGGGATCTTCTGCAGAAGATGAAAGACTGTCTTCTTGGCTTTATAATGTTAAAAAACTAATCCAGGTCTCCAGTGTTACGCCTGGTGGTGATAATAATCAAACTGCAACTGTTGTTTGCGATAACCCTCATGGTTTGTTGGTTTCTGACCAAGTTACGATTTATGGTGCAAACCCTGTTATCTACAACGGCACATTTGCTGTTACTTCTCGTATTGACGAATATCAATTCTCATACCGTCTAGCACAGCCTACAGACATTATTCCACAGGGTAACATTCTACTTTCGGTGGACCTCAACCGAGGAAAATCTGATGTTACTTCAATCAACAAGGTTGTTTCTGAGTTTACAACTAATATCCAAAACTCCTTCTTTAACGATGATTATGTCTATGTTGCTGCTAGTGGCTTACCTAATTACAAGATTGGCCCTTTCACAGGATCCGCGTTAATTCCTGGCAACCAGCGTAAGTTGATGCGTTTCCCAAGAAACGTATTGACTGTTTCTGAAAGACAAGACATTCAACCCAATACCTCAATCGGATCATGGGTTAATGGTGTTTCTATCTGGTCTTACAAGTCTTCTGAGTATGTCCAGTTTGGTCCTCTTACCAATATCACTGTAGATGGTGGTGGTGAAGGATATGATGCTGGCGCTAAACCCAACCTTGAAATTATTGGTGGTGGCGGCACAGGAGCATCAGGTAGCGTTGTTGTTAACGGTAGTCTCACATCTTTCGATGTTACTGAAGGTGGTAGTGGATATACCGATTCACCTCTAATCTCCATCGTTGGCGGTGGTGGTAGTGGAGGCACAGCAAGAGCCGTCGTTACTGGTGGTCGCGTCACCAGAATTCTGGTTGATTCACCAGGTACAGGATATACATCACAACCTGACGTTGCTATTACAGGTGGTGGTGGATCTGGCGCTACAGCGACTGCAAACGTCCGTGGTCCAATCTCATCTGTGATGATTGGCAGTTTTGGTAGTGGATATACTTCACTGCCTCAAATCAGAGTTAACTCTGGTGAAAATGCTTTGGCACAACCTATTGTTATTAATGGTCGTATTGTTTCAATCGCTATTATTAACTCTGGTAACTCTTACACCACAGCACCTAACGTCATTATTAATGGTGATGGTTTCGGTGCTATTGCTCAAGCAACCATTGGCACATTTGGTGAAGATAAGGGTAAAGTGCTTAGTATTCAAATCCTTAACAGAGGTATTGGATATACTCAAGGAAACACTACTGTTAGACTGGAAGCAGTTGGTCAGAATGCAACATTCACACCTACTGTTTACAGATGGTATAGAAACAATCAGTATGACCTTGGTAGTAACTATGACTTTGCTAGAGGTTATGTCTTTACTGGTCTTAATAACGCATTCGGTGGTGAGTATGCTCACCTAAGTGATCCTAAGGAATTGCGTTATGTGGTTGGTGATAACGTATTCTTGAATCCTGTTACCCAACAATTCCAAGAGCTTTCTTCCAATTTTAGCCATTCTCCTATTCTTGGATGGGCATTTGATGGTAACCCCATCTATGGTCCTTATGCATATTCAGATCCAACTGATCAAAACAGTGGCATCCGTCGTATGCGCACTTCATACAAACTGAAGACAAATGTCGTATTTGACGCTGCAACTAATCCTAATCCTTCAAGGACAGATGGTCCTCCGCTGGCATCCTATCCTGCGGGACAATTTGTTGCTGATTACTACTATGATTTCCAATCTGGTGACCTAGACAACTATAACGGTCGTTTCTGTAAGACACCTGAGTATCCTGATGGTGTATATGCATATTTCATCACTGTTGATGCTTCTGAAGCTGGTGTTGCAGAATTCCCTTATATTCTTGGTCCTCAGTTTAACTCTCTTCCAGATCAGTGGAATTTGGGTCAAGGTGCAACTCAGGAAAATATTCCTCAAGGTGTTGTCCGTTATAGAGATCCTTATGTCAATGTTGACATTGATATTGATCGTCAACCAAACCAAGAGTCAGATGTCCTGACAACTGAGATTGAAGGATATCCTCTCATCTTTGAGATTCAAGATAGCAACAATGATGGTGTTATTGATGCTTCTGAGCAGCAAGAGACTTTAGAGATGACTACAGAGGCAACTCTGCAGATCTATGACTACTTCCCTCAAGTCCCACCCGAATCAAGAGTTGACATCGAAGTTGAGACAACTACTCAGTTTGAAGATGCTCAAATTGACGGATTTGTTATTGAAAACCCTGGCGTTTCTTATCAGGTTAATGATACTGTTTTCTTCAACAATGAAGGCACAGAGGGTTATGGTGCGTCCGCAATTATTGATTCTGTTAAGGGTCAAGTAATTCAAGCATATCAAAAAGAAATTATTGGTGACCAACCTTATGGTAAGATCACCACTGCTGAAATTCACGATTTGAAACAGCAAGACGGTATTATTGTTAACTCTAGACCTATTGCTGATAATACCAACAAAGCATTTAAGAATGTTGTTGTATCTGGTATTGAGACTGTTTCTATCGATCAGGTTGGTAGAGGTTATAATCAAGACCTCCCTCCTGTCTATGAATTGATCACATCACAAGGTAGTGATGCTGAATTTAGAATTAATCTAGAATCTAATGGTGGTATTAGCACCGTTGATATTCTTAACTCTGGTAATGGATACGATGTTGATAATCCTCCTCAGATTCGTGTTACCCATCCTCAACAGTATAGGAAGACTCGTTACTGGTTGAGTGAGTATATTGAAGCTGATGGTCAGTTGATGATCCATGATAGTAAGATCACTGCGGATCGCTATCTGTATATTTGTGGAGCTATTGAAATCGGCAATGGTAACATGGCAGGTTTCCTTGCTAAGTTTGATGATCTTGGAAGACTTGTTTGGGAAAGACACTTACAACCTATTAACAATGGTGATAAGAGAAGTGAATTCCTCAGAATGTATATCAATGAGTCTTATGAAAACGACCGTATTTATGTTGCAGGCCAAACTTATTCTCCTACAAACGACCTGTTTAACCCAGATATTTGGGTTGGTATGTATGAGTCTGGATTTAACACTGCAAACGCTCCAGACGGTCTTCTTCAATGGCAGAAGTCTATTGCAGGTATCTCTGGCACAACTAGAAGAGACTACATTACTTCTATCAGTCTAGATGCCGAAGAGCGTATCTACCTCGCAGGTTATACGAATACTAACTCACCTGATCCTGATGATATTTGGGTTATTCAGGCAGACCAAGATGGTGACGTTGTTGAGAAGCGTAAGTTTGCCTCTATTGATGGTAATGAAAGACTTGAGCAAATTGCTGATCTTGGTAATAACAGATTCTTCTGGGTTGGTGTTAACGAAGATAATGATGACTGCTTATATGGTGTCTTCTTCTATGATGGTGCAAACCTTGAGATGGAATATGCCAAGCAGGTTACTGTTACTGGTGGTTATGTAAGAAATCCAAGATTCGTCATCGACGAATATCAAGATGTCTTCATCCTTTGGGATTTCTATAATAATGCTACTAGCGTTTGGGAGAAAGTCCAGCTCAGCAGAATTTCACTTGCCAATACATCAACTGGTGGATCCTTTACATGGTCTAAGACTATTGCTCTTACACCAATGGATTCTGTTACACCTATCAGTATCCAACATGCTGGTCTCAACCTAGATGAGTTTGGTAATATCAGTGTTGTTACTGATATGAAGTATAAGCAGAATGTCCGAGTGGCAGGTCTGACATACTTTAAGTATGACGGCACAGTGCTCCGTCAATCCTATCTTGAGGATACTAATAGCGCTGGTTTCTCCGTTAAGTCTCACGTTGTTGATTCTTCTGGTGACCCAATCATGGTTTGTGAGCGTCAGCTTCCAGATCAGGCTGCAGCATTCAGATTTACTGAAGATGGAAATAATTGGAATGAAGATTTCACTAAGCGTAAGTTGGCACCTCTTTCAGTTATTGATACTGCTGCAAGTGCTTGGGAGCGTGATACATCTGTATATAAGTGGGGTCCTGCATCACTCAAACTCAAGACATCTAATGCTGTAAAGGCAACTAACTTTAATAGATCTGTCCAAGCAGAATGGTGTGTTGAAGGTTGGTATTCTATGGATGGCACCAATCATGGTGTTAACCATCAACCTAAGATGATGACCGTTGTGCCTGTCGCAGGTAAGACAGCACATTTCATTATCGATGGTGATTCAACATCTGCAAACTATCAGAAAGTCCTACTTTACTTTGATGGTGTTGAGGTTGCTTCCTCTACTACTGCATACAACTGGACTACATTTGCATCTAGTGCATGGGTCCATCTAGCATTCTCTAAAGAGAATCCTACTGTTGGTAGTTACACTTATAGAGTGTTTGTCAACGGCGTTGCAATGATTGAATTGGTCTCTGTTGAAGATATCGGTCTTGATGACGTTTACTGGGCAAGTGATTCTACTCCTAGTGCTTCCGATGCCTTCCTTGGTAACCTTGACGATCTCGTTGTTTCTGAGACAGCAAAATATACTGCAACTTATACTGTCCCTGCTGATTATGTTGAGATTACAACTCAAGCATCTGATGTTGCAATCTATAAGGTTGACAGACTGCATACTGAGCGTGGTGATAAGACACTTACAACTCTCAACAACTATACACAATTCTCATTCCAAGAAAACTTCCTTGTTAATGTCCAGACTGTAAGCAATGGTGCTATTACTAACTGGGAAGAAGGTCCTGGCGGTCTGCAGATTCTTGACATGTCGTATACTATTGCGACTATGATTCCAGCAACAGTTGCTCTGTCTGCTAATGTTGAAATCTTTGGATCTAAGACATCTACTGTCCCAACACCTAGAGGTCAGAAACTTAAACTGTCTTCTAACGTTGTGCCAAAATTCTATATTAGAGATGCACTGTATAGTAAGATTGATAACGTTAAGGAATTTACTTTCAACCAAGATTGTAAATTCACAAAAGGTAGTATTATCCAACAGGTGAATGCTGCTGGTGTTGTCCAAGCATACGGCACTATTGTTGAATCTCCTGCAGGTGGAATCAATACTCCTGGTCTCGGCACCAAATATAAGGTTGGTAAGATCTTCGGCACATTTAATAATACAGATCTGTTTAAGAATGATCTTGATGAGATCAATCATATCACTGGTGTTTACTTCGATACTGAAGAAGCAGAGATTCCATGGGCATCAAATACTGCATATGCTCAGGGTGATAGAGTTTATAGTGATAAGAAAATCTATGAGGCACAGGGTGCTGGCACATCTGGCACAATTACACCTATCCACACTGCTGGTGTTGCTTCTGATGGTGTAATTAACTGGGCATTCATTGATGATTCAGGTAAGTTTACTATTGATTCTGCAAACCATCCATATCAGATTCCTGAATACCAAGGATCCGATATGATTGAATGGGATGCACACATCCTGTATGCACCTGGTTATAGAATTTGGAAAGGTCTTAATGTGTATGAAACCACCAATGGTGGTGTTTCTGGCACAACCCCTCCCACTCATACAACTGGCACAGTTAACGACGGTAACGTAGATTGGACATTTGTTGAGACTAGAGAGGCACTTGGCACATATGCTAGATTCATGGCATATGATGAAGATTTCTATACAGTTAGAATTGAAGAGATTCAACCTGGATCTACTTACATTCCAGGCGATGTTATCAGTATTAGATCTGATAATATTGAAGTTGATGAAACTGAAAAGATCCTTAGAGTTGTAAATCTTCCTTCAGTTAAAAAGATTCGTGTAACTTCTACAGTTAAGAAAGATATTATTCGCACCGCTGAGGTCCGCACTGATCAAGTTTACGCAACATCAGTTACTAGACATAATTATAATGACGGTGAGATTCTTTATACAACTGGATTCTCTCAGACAGCATTTAACGGATCATTCTTTGTTAAAGAAGTATTTGGTAGTAGAGAATTCACATTTACTATCAGAGATACTGCTGTAGAAGAGCCTGCATTCTTGCAGAGCGCTATTTCTAATGTCAACATTTATGCTAAGCACCCAACTCTGACATTTACCAGAGGTCATGCATATGTGTTTGATCTAGCAGATCCTTCTAACTTTGGTTATTACTTGTCCTTCTCTCAGGACAACCAGTATAAACTAGAGTATTCATTCAACAATATTACTAGAGAAGGCACACCTGGTATTCCAACAACCAGCACTGCACCTTTTGTTAAGTTTACTGTATTGGGTGACGTTACAAATATTTCTTACTACTTTGATCCATCAAGAGTTGGAGCTGATTCTCCTGTTGGTCCTAGGTCGTTTATTGATGTCATCAAGACACCTTATGATGGCACATTTACAATTTCTGAAATTATTACAGATACTGAGTTTAGATTCCCACTCATTAGAGAGCCTGAGCAAACATCTGCTGAGGTTGGCACTGATGAGTTTGACAATGCATACTCATATTATTCAACGACATCTACCAAAGCAGTTGGTCCTATCAACAGTATCAAACTGGTATCACCTGGTGGATTCTATAAGAGACTTCCTATCATCTCTGATATTGCATCTTATCGTCAAATTGAGAAGATCAACATCACAGATGGTGGCACAGAATATGCACCTGGCGTCTACTATGATGTAGGCATCCTTGGTGATGGTGAAGGTGCTAAGGCAACTATCACTGTTGAGATTGATGATGAGACAGGATCAGGCACCATTACAGGTGTTGCTATTACAGATCCTGGCAAAGGCTACACTACCGCTTCGATTGATATTGATGCTATTCCTGGCATTCTTGGTCCAACTCTTGCTGGATCTGGTGCTGCATTAGAAGTGGTGATCCCCGAAGAGGGATCTGGCGCGTCTGTTTTCCTCACTGGTAGGAATATTGGTAAGATTAAGAGACTGAAGAATAATGAGTTTGGTTATGGTTATTCTCATGACTATACTCTACGTCCTGAAATCTCCTTCCCAGTTAACCTACAACTCTTTAATACTTCGATCCTAACTCAGATTAAGATCACCAATCCAGGTTCTGGTTATACCTCTGCTCCTGCCGTTGTCATTGAAGGTGGCGGTGGTGAAGGTGCACAGGCAGAAGCGATTGTTAAAAACAACCGTCTTTCTGAAATTGTAATTAAGAATCCAGGTCAAGGTTATTCATCTGAGCCCATAGTCACACTTAAGTCTGAGTTTAACTACGTTGTTAACCTCGACCTCAACTATCTGCAGTTTAACTTCCCTCACGGTATCACCACTGGTGCTGCTGTCCAATTCCGTGCTGATGATGTTGGCACAACTGAGGGTGAGCTCCCCAAACCTAGCAGCGTTGGTTTGACCTCTTTGGTTGCAGGTCAGATCTACTATGCAATCGCTGGTAACCAAAACTCTCTTGAATCTGATCAAATCAGATTTGCTTTGACACCTCAAGCAGCAGCAACTGGTGACTTTATTACCTTCTTGACTCAAGGTAGTGGTCGTCAAGTCCTTCTTACTGAGGTCTTTGGAGGCACAGCAGAAGCAATCGTTTCTACTTCCAGATTCTTGGAAGGCGAAGAGGTATTCCAAGGTCCTAGCCTTGAGCAAGCAACTGCAACCGCTGTTGTGTCTACAAACACTGGTTGGCAGATTGGTCCTAAGATTCTAAAACTTGTCAACAACCAAGGTGATTTTGTCAAAGGTGAAAAAGTTACAGGCACAGTTTCTAAGGCATCTGGTGTTATCGATAACTTGAATATTGCTAAGGGCGTCCTGAATATTGGATCTCTTACCAAGACACCTGGTAAATTTATTGATGACGTTGGTAAACCTTCTGAAATTGTCCAGAAAATTCAAGACTCTTTCTTCTACCAAAACTTCTCTTATGTTATTAAGTCTGAGATTCCTATCACAGAGTGGAAAACTCAGATTCTTGAAAACAACCACCCTGCAGGTTTCAACCTCTTCGGTCAATTACAACTGACTGGTGGTAAAGACGTTTCTGGTCGTAAGATCGGCACTGAGTTTATTAAGAATGTTAATATCTTTGATTATGCAAATGTCAATCAGATTACATCCTTCGGTGCTGCACAACCTATCTACACCGATTACAACAACACTGAGGTGCTTTTCCGTAAGAGAAGACTGACTTCTTCTGAGGAAATTCTTACTTCTATTGTTAAGAAACTGGATGATATCTCTGATCAGTTTGATGGTGTCCAGAAGAGTTTCCCACTTACAGTGGAGAATGAAAGTGTCATTGTTAAAGATGACCAGTTGATGATTACGATTAACGGTATCATCCAGTCTCCTAGAATCTCTTACAGTATTGTTGGTGGTAACATCGTATTTGCTGAAGCACCTAAACCACCTTCTAAGGTTGTTTATAGAAATATCAGAGTTACACCTATTGAGATCTATAGAATTGAGTTGTATCAAGTTGGTGGTATTTTCCCAACATTAGGTCAGCAAATTCAAGGTCAGGCAAATGATACATTTGCAACTGTGATTGACACAGGAGCAAGTAGTATTGATGTTATCAATATCACTGGCACTCCATTCCAACTTAATGAGCAATTAAGAAGAGGCACTATATTCTCAGCATTGGTCCAATCTGTGACTCTGCTGAATTCAGATACCATCTTTGAATTTGGTGAGTCTATTACCAATCTCAGTGGTGATACTGCTAAGATTGAAGAGACTAACCTCAATGACGGTGTTGTTACTGATGCTTTGGTTATCAGTAAAACTTCTGGCACATCTGACGAAGAAACTGGTCAGTTTAACATCAGATTGAATGATTACGTCTACTCTGCATCTACTAAGATTGCAGGTCAGGTTTCCTTCATCTCCCCATACTTAGATCCTAATACTGGTGAGCCAGTTGACACTCTAACAATTAACGCTGGATCAACATTCTTTGGTCTGCTGTTTGAGCGTCTGCTTTCTATCACCAATCCTAACGTTGTCTTGGATGATATTTCCAAGTCTACAATTACACCTACTGAATTGTATAATTCAGATAATAGAATCAACGCTGACTTCCTTGACTTTGAAGATGTAAGATCTTCTGAGGTTGTCATGACAGATCTTACTGGTGGACAATTCTCAGAAGGTGAGTTGATTCGTAACAAGAAAGTTGATTATATTAACGAAGTTACTACAGCAATTAGTCGTTACTATGATGCTGGAAACAGAATCATTGATAATAGACAAGAAATTATTGATTTTGCCGAAGCACAGATCACAGTTGATCATCCTGGTTTCTACTATCCTGGCGCTCAACAAACTGATGCATGGGGTAGATTCCGTGATGCATATCGTTTGATTATCAAGAATAAAGACCTCATTGTTGATTACACTTATGAATTGATGGTTGCACAATTCCCATCATTGGTTGTGCCTAGTGCTGATAAGTGTAAGAGAGATCTTGGTAAGTTTATCGATGCTGTTGCTAGAGATACACACTCTGGTGGTAACGTCTATGGACGTAAATTTACCATGCAATATTTTGATTCCAACAGTGGTTTGGCATACATCTCTAGTGAGATTGCTGAGACACGTTGGGCATATGAGAAAGCAAAAGATTTGATGCTTCTTGCTATTACCAACCAACTTTCTGGTAACTATGGTAGTGGCAACTTCGGTCCTGCTTATAACGAGATTTCTGTTGGTGGTAGCGGCGGCACTGGTATTACTATTGACCCTGCACCTGGCAATCCTTATGGCACTGCAGGATCTAATACTACTGCTAACGATCCTGGCAACTGCTCTGATGTCCAGTCTGCAATTACAACTACTTGGACATATATTGATGAAACTCTTGGAGCAGGTAACATGGATGACCTGCCTGATGAAGTGCTTCCTACAGAATTCACTCTTAACCAAACCAAGTGTCGTCGTGATATCGGAATCTTTGTTGATGCAATCGTTGAAGATCTTAAGTCCAACGGTAACTGGGGCGTCGTTAAATTTACTAAGAAATACTTCGATGGTGCTGGTGCACCTATCTCCAACGGTCTAGTTGGCGAAGTTGCTGAATCTATCACAGCATTTAACCATGCTCGCACACTGATGTATAGTGCGATCAACAACTTGCTGTATGGAAAGGATCTTACCATCACTGCAGATCCTGCATCTTATGGTGGTAGTGCTCCTGGTCATAAGTATGATCCTAACTATGCAAGTGGCAGCAATCAGTTGCTCACTAACTGTGCAGATGTTAAGGCATCGATCGATACATTGTTGGCAGTTGCAACAACAGCAATTAGTGCTGGTAACCTTAATAATATTGTTGCTCTTGAGCAAGCAAATCAGGTTACTGATGGCACATACACTATCGGTGAAACGATTCGTGTTAATAAGATTGCATACCAAGAAAAAGGCGATGGTCTCTTCTTCAGAGATGACGTTATTAAGGGTATGTCTAGCAATGCATCCTTCACTGCACTCGGTGTTAACACTGGTTTCAGATGGTTGTTTGCTGGTAATGTAACTGGATCATTCCAGTCTAGAGAGTATATTACTAACAGTCAGTTGGATGTTGGTAGTGGTGTTTCTCAGACTGTAATTAACGTTGCTGCTGGATCCAAATCACTCAAGTTTGATGGATCTTCAAATTCATATATCAACATGCCTAACAGCTATGATTATGAGTTTGGCACTGGTGACTTTACAATCGAAGGTTGGTATTATTTCCCTGCAACAACTGCTAACCCACAGCAAGTCCTCTTCGACGTTGGTTATCAAACTGACTATCAGGTTGTAGTTGTTTGGGATACAGTTATTAGAGCATATACTGCAACTAACGGTCAAGGCACAGATCTCTACAATACTGCTAATAAGGTAACACCTTCAGCAAATACATGGCACCACATCGCTCTTGTTAAGGGTAGTAATGTGATGACTCTATATGTTGATGGTGTTGTTACTGGTCAGGTTGGTGATACTGGCACATATAACTATGGTCACGTCACTATCGGTGCATCTGCTGCTACTAACGCAGGTAACTTTAATGGTGGTGTCGATCACTTCATCGTTTCTAACGCTGCAAGGTATACTCAACCATTTACACCTAGCGCTGTCTACGATTCTACTGCTGATGACATTATTACATCCTTCAATAATGAGCATCCAATTTTGGTTGCTGATCAGGATGTTTATGCGAAGTATACTGACACTATTACAGCCAACGCAACTGCTACTTACGTTGACTACGATGATGACAGAATTACAATTCAGGAATGGGATATTGGTAGACAGGAATATAGAGATGCCGCTGATATCATCGAGAAGAATGCTGCATGGATTGCAGAAGAAGCAGTCGGTAGACTGAAACTCCGTTATCCTGATTTCGTCTTCCCTGGCGATAACCCTGCTGCAAATACTTACGGTGGCACAAACTATTGTATTCGTGACACTAGAGACTACATCGTTCCTGCAATGGTCAAAGACCTCAGAAATGGTGGTAATTATAATGTAACTACTACTGCAAGATTCTATCTGACTAAGGGTGGAGAGCTGGAGTTTATCGGCAATGAATTGCTACAAACTCTGTATACATGGGATCAAGTTGCTGATATTGCTAAAGAAGTCGTTACTTCCACAAGTCTTGATCTTTCTGGCACATACAGCACAATTCTTCGTATTCCTAACAACTTCTCTTCTCCTGCATCTCAACCAGTCCTAGACGAAATTCAAGCACTCTCTGATGAGATTGCTACTATTCTGTCTCCAACAGGTCACAGATATCGTGATGCTGGTGATCTCATTTGGAAGAATAAGGACTACATTGCAGATGAAGCAGTTGGTTATATTCAAGACAAGTATACTAAAGATATCGCTGGCACCCTCACAGACTTCCTTATCATGCCTGGTAATGGAGAGCCTAGCTGCCATCGTGATCTTTCCGATCATGTTATCCCTGCAATCATCGGTGACCTCTGCACTGGCGGTAACGCTAACACCCAGATGATCATCAGTAAGTATCTGAATAACCAAGATCAGATCCTACACGTACAGGATGAGTTGTCACCTATGCTTGATGCGTTGCATTTCTGCAACGATCTTGCACAGAAAGCAATTAATAATCTCCTCTTGAGTCCTGGCGAAACTGCTTCTAGTTTGGGAATTGATGTTAGATATCAAGATGATTACTATGAGCCTCAGTGGACAACTAGAGATGCATTTAGAGGTGCTTCTACTACTATTGATAGTAAGGCATATCCTCAGGCAACTCGTGCACAGAATGATAGATTCCTCGACGCTGCAGATCTGCTACAAGCCAATAAGAAACTGATCGCTCATGAAGCAGTTGCATTCATGAATGATCTTGGTAAGTATGGATCCTTCAACGTGCCTGGTGGATCAATCAACTGTGTTGATGACGTTGTAGATATCCTCGATGCAGTAACCCATGACCTTTCTTATGACTGTAATGAAAGGACATATGATGCATCTGCACTTTACTTGCGTGAAGAAGATAATGCACTGCTCCACGTTTCTACTGAAGCAGAAGCAACTCGCACAGTCCTAAGAGTTGCCAGAGACATGGCAATCCTAACCATGAGAAATGGTTTCGGTCGCCCCCATGTCGATGGTAACAACCCAGATTTCAGACCTGTTGAATCCTACGAGCAAAACACTGTCCATCAAGACGTGTATGATGCTTATCATTATCTCGATTCGCATATCAGATGGATTGCTAATGAGTCTGTGAAGCGTATGAAGGCTAACTACCCTAACTTCACTGTTAATGGTGGTGCTGGTGCAATGTGGTGGAAGGAATTCACTCCAACAAATGCATCATATACTGCATCAACTGGTGTGTTGACTCTCACTATTCCAGATCACAGACTTAACGTTGGTGAGTATATCAGTATCGCTGCAAATGGTATTACATTTACCTGCAGTATGGATAGCAATGCAACTAACCATCCATATCCACGAAATACTGATCCTGCTTACGAGAAACGTCTGCTAATCACAGATACAACTCCAGATACACTCACAATTAATGTCGGTGCATCTCCTTCAGGCCAGCAATACGACCACACATTTGTATCTGCTGTTACTGGTGCTGTCCGTTATGGATGGAATGATGGTGGAGAGCACTTCACTCCAACTGCTGTTAACTACACAGCAAGCACAGGTGAGATGGTCCTGACCATTCCTAACCACTCCTTCAACGTTGGCAGCAGAATGTCTATCGAGCCTCATAGCTTGGTATTCACTTGTGCTATGGATAATAACCAAAGCGAGCACGCATATCCTCGTAATGGTGATCCAGCATATGGCACAACTCGCGCTATCACTGCTATTGGCACTTCTACTCAAGATATTACCAATGCAACTTATGATCCTGTCTCAGGTAAGATGGTTATCACAACAAGTGGCAACCATGGATTGGTAACTGGCAACAGAATTAAACTTGCCGCTAACTCCTTGACATTCACATGCACAATGGATAGCAATGGTAGTAACCATACTTATCCTCGTGCTACAGACCCTGCAAATGAGAAGTGGTTGCTTGTCAGCCGCGAGAGTGATACAACATTCTCTTGCTATGTGGGTGTTGCTGCAAACAATAACCAATATGATCATACCTTTGTGAGTGCTACTGCTGGTGCACTTATCAAGCAAAATGGCACTGTTACAGTTAATGTTGGTGCATCTCCTTCTAACAATCAATACGCTCACACTTTCGTGAGAGCTGTCCAAGGCGGAATCATTTCTGCTGGCGCTATCGATTGTGTCCATGACGTTGCAGATCTAATCCGTGCTGTCCTCTGGAATGCTGAGAATGGTGGTGACAACTATGTTGGTTTGGCAACTGAATTCTACTTAAGTGGTCCTGCTATTATTCACGTTACTTCACAGGTAACTGAGACGCTTTACGCTATTCAGCAAGCGAAGAATATTATGATCAACATGGCGCTGGGTGCAGGTGTTGGATCTATTGTTGGTGAAGTTGCACAACCTGCAGCAAATACATTTAACGGCACTTCAGATCAGAATACAGAAATTCAGAATCGTTTGACATATCTCTGGGATATTGTCGAAGATACAATGCAAGATCCTAATGGACAAAATGCTCCAACGTATCCTAATTCTGCTGCTAGTAAGAATTTCCAGTGGGAATTGCCTAACTTCTGGCCAATCAAATATACAAGCGAAATCGCTGATAGAGATCTTACCATCACCTTTGACTCCGCTAATGGTGGTCTAGGAAACAGTGGCACATGGAATCAAACTTGTCCACAAGTTGCGTCTTCCATCACTACCTTGATGGATATTGTTGATAGCACCATTGTTGGTGGTTTGACAAATACCAATGCTCTTGCAGGTATTACTCGCACAACGGCATACTCCTCTAACACCAACTATCAAGAAGGTACATGTGAGAATGTCAGATCGATGATTGATAACCTCTTCGTCTTGATGACAGAATCTCTAACTGCTGACAATAGAAACTTGCGTCAGTATGCAGACCTCATGAGATTCAATGCTCCTGCAATTTACAGACGTGCATATGATGAGACTGTTGTTTCTTATCCTCAATTTGCTACACAGATCCTAACTTACAATTCAGATCCATATCTCCTTGGTAAGGAAATCGTTGATGCTATTCAGTATGACCTTATTACTAAGGGTAACGCTGGTGCATTTAAGTTGATCGCTGATTGGTTTGATGGTGATGGTGCATTCATTGCATTCCCAAATATTATTAGATCTTTCCTCTTGGAATTCTTGTCCAAGATCAGAGAAATGGCCAAGTCTGTTATTTACCTCTCACAGACCGAACCTGAGTGGGCAGCATATGCAAATTACATCTATAACATTCCTATCAATACTCGCCTTGAGTGGAATCAAGAGCACGCCGAGTTTATCCTCGACTCCTCTTTGAATGTGATTCGCTATGCGATGTCAAGATCTGAATTCCCAACAGAAAACAGAGTCAACTTTGTCCCAAGCACTGACGTTGTTAATATTAGCAATAAGTATAATCTTGGTTACGATTGGAATACTGATCCTGCACTTGTCCTTCTTACACCTACAGTCCCTGTTGGTTATGACAGAGCAGAATACAGAATCAGAATCAACAAGCCTAACAACTTTAGAAGAGGTGACATTGTTACCTACATCCCTGCATCTCAGACATCACTACAAACTCTGAATAAACCAGAATATTTTGTGATCGCGTCTGATTCCTCTTCGTGGTTTGAAATTGCAGAATCTCCTATTCATGATGGTAGATTCCATAATTTCTTCATCGATATTACCAATAATGGTGCACAGCAATTTGCTTTGACACTCAGAAGTGGAATTACTAGAGCAACCACCACATACGGCACAAGAGAAAACTTCACTCCTCTTGAGGGTGGATTCCTCCCCGCAGACGTGCTTTATGGATCTACCTCCCAAGCATACGCTGAAGTTGGTAGTGTGCTTCAGAATGAGGCAGAAATTATTCAGTCTTACAAGCACTATGAATTGAATAATCTCTCAACCGACCTGCAAGAATTTGCAAATGGTGAGACTCTGGTTGTCCAAGGTAACACAAGTGTTAATGGTAAGATTCTGCAAACAAGACTGCAGGATGCTCAAGCAACTTCATTTGTTAAACTTATTAACCAACAAGGCATCATCAGTCAAAATGATGTGCTTCTTTCACAAGAAAGTAACTTGGAAGGCACTGTCACAGATATTAGTGATCGCTTCCTAATCAACGTTAAGAAAGGTGCATTTGCTACAGGCGACTGGTTCTTCAGTAAGACTGCTGCAACTTACGCCAAGATGAGTGAATACTCCAATAAGTCTGGTGCTATCGTTGATAACACTGGCGGTAAGATCACAATGGACGTTGAGACCATTGATGGAGCATGGAATTCTGGCGATATCATTTATGGTAACCAGACATCTTACATCTTGGAAGTCAAGGGTGTTTCTGGATCTAGTCCACTAACTCTCAACTCTTATGTCCACGGCACTAACGTGTATGAGTTGAATCTTGGCACTGCAATTATTGACACTGGTATTACAGATACCTTCGCACCTGGCGATACCGTCTACATGCTGCAAGGCACCGTTATTAAGGATCCTGGATTCAGCGCAACGGTCACCAAATATATCAATGGATTGAATCTTGATCCAGGCGAGCCAAATTACGGTGTCCACAAACTTTGGATTGCTAATCCTATTGATGTTGGATCTGGTGAGCCAGTTAGCGCAGTTTCCAATACAATCTACTCGATTGGTAAGTATGACATTAACTCTAACTTCCCAACTATCTACGCGCCTGTAACATCACTGACAGACACAACATATACCTCTTACGGACGTGTTGTTAAGATCGATATCGCAGGTGTTACTGGCACCATCTGGATTGAGAATGCAGTTGGCGATTTCCTTGATAACATGTCTCTCTCCGCTAATGACGGATGGGGTGCTGCTGTTACTAGAGCCGCTAAACTTCAAGGTCGTGTTGATCGTTACTTCAGAGGTTTCGACGGCACACAAACAGAATTCTCACTCACCATCTCTAATGGTGAATCCTACTTCCCTGATCCTGCAGGTCATCTGCTCGTCTTTGTTAATGGTATTCTTCAACCACCTGGCGGTAACTTCGCTTATAACGCATTCTCTGATCAGATTCGCTTCACTGAGGCACCTGAGATTGGATCCGAATTCGTTGGTTACTACATCGGTAAGATGCGTCAGTTGGATGATATCTCCTTCGAGTTTGACTCATTGAGATCTTCCTTCAACCTCCGTTACTTGGGTATTTACTACTCCTTGACACTGACTGAAGGTGTTTCCTCTAACGTCATTAGACCTGAAAATAATATTATTGTTTCTCTCAACGGTGTTATACAGGAGCCTGGTGTTTCATATGAGATCGTTGGTTCTAGAATCATCTTCTCTGAAGTGCCTCGCGCAGGCGGCACATTCGTGGCATTCTCCTACATTGGATCTGATGCTGACGTGATCGCTGCAACTGTTGTGCCTCCTATCGAGACTGGTGACTCACTCTTCATCGAAGGTGAGGAATTCAACAGAGAAGTTGCTTTGATCGAATCTTCCAACTCTCTAATCACCTTTGAATACACTGGATCTGTTAAGGGTCGTAACGCTGAGGCACTTGCCAGAATCAAGAAAGGTAAGGTTACCGAAGCACTTCTCACCAACCCTGGCGATGGTTATACCTCCAGACCTAACGTTGACATCATCTCCTCTTCTGGATTTGATGGTCGCATCAAGGCACTGAATGGTATCGCACGCATTGACGTGAAGACTGCAGGCACAGGATATGCAATGCCTAATGTGTTGGTTGAGACTACTGTCCCCGACGACTACACAGAACCTACTGGCACACCTGTCAACGGTGGTTTTGATGTCCTCGCAGGCGAAGGTGCAGAATACTATGGTGGTGGTGCACAGATCGATCCTGGCACAATCGCTATCACATACAACCCTGTTAACGTAACTGTTAACCAAGGTCAGACAGCATCCTTCACAGTTATTGCTACTGTTAGCAATAATCAGCAACTGAATTATCAGTGGCAGAAGAAGGACTACGGCACAACTGTTTGGAGTAATATTATTGGCGCTAACCAAGCGACATTTACTACGATCTCCGCAGCGCAGGCAGACGATGGTGATGAATATAGAGTGGCAATCACAGCAGCAGGTGCAACACCTGTCTACTCCAACTCTGCGATCCTCACAGTCCAGACTGGTGCTACTGTCTTGAGCAACTTCAGTCCTGCACAAATCTTTGACGACGCCTAAATACAAGTAAAAAGATGACCGCTACCGCAACATACGATAGCTCTACTAGGACACTGGCAGTTACTGGTGACGGTCTGCCAGACCCCGTGAGTTACGGCACTTTCCCGAATGTTAACAACCCAAACTCTGTAACTGAGCAAGCATTTGCTCATACCTTCTATTACAGAGGTGGGACTTTTGGCATCTCTAGGACTTTTGATGATACTTCTTGGACACAAGAAGGTTTTATTAGAAGTGTCAATATTAGTGTTAATGATAACTCTTTGTTTGATAATCAAATTCAGAGTGGTGATCATCTTTTGTTTGTTTTCTCTGACGGAGTAAAACAAAGATTTGTTTATCAAGGCACAACATTTACAAGCTCAGCTGGTAATTGTTGGTTAGCGACAGATCAAAGACTTGATCTGATTATGGAGAATAGTGAAAGTGGCACATCTGGTACTTGCGAATATTATGACCAAAGAAACGGTAGGGCAGCTACTCCTCTTGGTGCTATTGGCATTGCTGCTAACGGGGTCGTTATGTTTAATCCTAGCGCTGGAAACGGTGGCAATCCTCCCGCAGGATTTAATTGGAATGCACATTATCCCACCTCTCCTGTAGATTTTGGTGATGATAGTTGTGGGGGACATCCAGAGCAAACAGGACAGTATCACTATCATGATACTCATTTCCTAGATTGCTGGAAAGACAATTCCATTATGGCAACCTACAATGACTATTATGGATCAACACAATACAACGGAAATAACATCAGACACCCTGATGGACACTCCAAGATGGTCGGAGTTGCATTTGATGGATTCCCAATCTATGGACCATTTGGTTACAACAACCCTTGGGATAACCTCTCTGGCACAGACTCTATGGTCTCGTCTTACAGGGTTAAATCAGAAGAAGCACTAGGTAGACCTGAGTATGGTCAGACCCAAGCAAACCCCCCTGCAGGGTCTCTCATGCAGGACTGGGAGTATGTTGAGGGTATAGGTGACCTAGACTACCATAATGGTAGATTTTGTGTTACACCCGAATTCCCAGATGGCACTTATGCCTATTTTTTAAGTCTTGATGAGAATGATGCTACTGAGGCAGCATTCCCATATTTGATTGGCACTACAACTAGAGAAGGTGTTAATCAACCTGTTAATAATGGTGCTGCAACTCCACCTAGTCAAGGTGGCGGCGGTGAGCAGCAAGGTCCTCCACCAACATTGCAGATTGGTGCTCAACCCCAGAATGTTACAACTGCGGGTGGTCTTGTTGCAACATTCACACTTACAGCACAAGTGCTACCAGAAAATGGACCTATTGCCTATCAGTGGCAGAGATCTACAGACGGTGGTTTCTCGTTTGCAACTATTACAGGTGCAACGTCAAATACTTACGCTGTAACTGCTCAAGGTTACATGACAGGATATCGTTATCGTTGTGAATTGCGTGGACCTCTCGGTGCACCTCAAGCAGCACAAAACTCACCATTGCTGTCTAGTGTTGCAACATTGACAGTAACTGGTAATGAGGGTGGCGGTAGTGGTGCCGACTTCTCCTTCACTAATGCTACATTCGATAGCACAGGTATTACCTTTGATGGCACCTAAATAAAACTGTAGAAATCCAAGCACGATGGCAAAGGAAAATCTAAATATCGGTTCTGCCGCCAACGATGGCACTGGCGATACTCTGCGAGATGGCGCTATTAAACTTAATAACGTCATTAATGAGGTCTACAATGCACTTGGCGATGGCACAAATGTGCAAATCGACATCGCTACTCCAGCAGCGGGTCAAGTTTTGCGCTGGAATGGTAGCACTGCATTTGTTGGCAGTCACTACGACGCATTGAGTAGTAACCTCGACGTAGCAGGAAACCAAATTACTTCGTCATCTGACGGCAATGTTGTTGTTAAACCACATGGCACTGGCGATATTCACCTTTGGGCTGGATCTTCTGGAAGTCCTTTAACATATATTGATGGCGCTGATGGAAAGCTGAAATATTCTGCAGTGTATACAAACCTAGCAGATCTACCTGATGCTACGACACACCACGGTATGTTTGCTCATGTCCATAGCACAGCACATGGATATTTTGCACATTCTCCATCTGGAGAAACTGTTAACGTTGCAGTTACAGTTGGTGTAGATACTGTAGGTGGACAAGCAACTGGTGTTTTCTATCTCGATGGCACAGAAAAACCATCTAACTTCCCATTGGTAAGAGGAAATACATACGTCTTCGATCAGTCCGACGCCTCAAACGAAAATTATAATAGTCAGACTCACCCCTTGATGTTTAGCACAGGGTCTGATGGCGACCATAACGGTAATGGTCATTATATGGCTGGCGTGCAATACAAGTTGGATGGATCCAACGTTGACATGTCAGGGTATACTACTGGATTTGCTGCAGCTACAACTAGGACAATAGAATGGACTATTCCTTCTGATGCTCCTGCTGCTCTTTATTACTGGTGTCATCACCATACAGGACAAGGTAGCAGTTTTGCCGTTAGTGATCCTGTTAGATGGAGACAACTTCTTGATATCCACTCATCTATCGGTGAGTTGAAAGATGTTGACATGGCTGCCAATGGTGGTCCTAGTGATGGTCAAGTCCTTAAGTGGGTTGCATCTGCTAATGCTTTCCAAGCAGCAAATGACGATTCAACAACTGGTGGCGGTGGCGGCACAACACAGAATCTTTTTGAAACTGTTAATGCTGACACAGGCACTACAACTGCTTCTGCTGCAAATGACACCCTTATCATTGCTGGTGGGTCAAGTATCTCTACTTCAATTAGTGGTGACACTGTAACTATTGCTTACACTGGAGCAGCTGGCGCACCTGATCAAAATATATTTGAAACTTTTAATGCAGATTCTGGCACCAGATCTGCAGCCGCTACGGATGATTCTTTTACATTCACTGGCGGCACAGGTATTACGACATCGATCACTGGTGCTGCTATAACAATCACTAACGACGCACCTAACGTTGTCCAAAATCTTTTTGAGACACTTTCTGGTGATAGTGGATCTGTTACAGCTTCTACAGCAACTGGTGAGCTGTCGGTTGTTGGTGGCACTAACATCCAAACAGTAGTGTCTGGCACTGGTGCAAATACGGTCCTTACTATTAATAACTCTGCTGCTGCACTTCCTACAGCATCTGATGGTCAAAGTTTGATCCACAATGGAAGTGGATATGAAGGAGTTGCATCTCCTACAATCTCTTTCCAAATCACTGCTAATGGATCTGGTGCATACAGATTTGCAGGTGGTGGCGTTGATCCAAACACAGACGATCCTACAATCTACGTTTATCGTGGTTTTACATATCGTTTTGATAATACAGTTGGTGGTCCTCACCCATTTGCTCTGAGACTAACAAGTGGTGGATCTGCTGTTACTGAAGGCGTGAGTGGATCTCAGAATGGTGTCCAATATTGGACAGTGCCTATGGATCTTGCTCCTGGCACGACATATGTGTATCAATGCACTCAACATCCATTGATGGTCGGTAATCTTACAGTTGTCTAATAATGCCAAGAGTAGTTCCTGGTTCTGGTGCATCAATCGAGCCCATATTCAATAGCATATATGGGGTCAGAGATGTCTATGTCACAAACGGTGGATCTGGGTATGACCCCAACGATCCTCCTAGACTTCGTATTACTAATTGTGGCACACCTATCCGTGAGGCTGTCCTTAGAGCAGTTATCGAAGGAGATCTAGGTGAGATTACTGCTGTTGAAGTTTTAGATCCTGGTGAGGGTTACGATCCCCTCAGAATGGTGATTGATAGTGAAGATGATGGTTATGGTGCTGACGCAAAAGTATTTCTGAATGCTTCAGGTGGTATTGACTACATTCAGGTTACAAAAAATGGCGATCAATACTTTGATACTACTACTGCTGAAATTAAAGGTGGTGGTGGATCTGGATCAGAATTGGTCCCTATTACAGGTTTGTTAACTGGTCTCTCTATTGAGCAGTTTGGACAAAATTATACTAATGATGATATCAACCTTGTTATCAGTGGTGGCGGTGGACAAAACGCTACTGGTGTTGCAAACGTAAATGAGTTTGGTGAAGTTGATCAGATTCTTATTACGAATCAAGGTGAGTTTTTTGAGACACCTCCTCTCATTCAAATTATCGGTGGTGGCGGTAATGGTGCTACTGCTGAAGCAAATATTAATCTAGGTGTTATTGATGATATTAGTCTGCTACAAAAAGGTGGTGGATATGTCAATGATCCTCAGGTTATTTTTACAAGAGATACTAACCTAATCAGGACTGCAAGAAATAGACAGTCTTTGAATAGTGTGATGTATAACTTGACTGGTCTTCTAAAAGATGTTACTCCTTCTGAGCAGACCGTATATGTGCAGTCAACAGCTCCATATCCAGGATCTGGAAAACTTTTGATTGGTAGAGAAGTTGTTAGATATACTGGTAAAACTGCAAACTCTTTTACTGGTATTGATAGAGCAACAAATTTCCGTTTTGACCAGAAGGTTATTCTAGATAATCTACAGGATGATCCTGTTACAGGTCAGACTGCATATGAATTTAGAGTTACTGACCGCGTAAAAAGAGTCGTTGAAAACTCTAACAACAGAATTGCTATCGTTTATGACTGGGTGCCTGAAGAGCGTGCCCTATATCTTGTGTTTGAGATTGACGAGCTGGCATTTATTGATGCTGGTAGATCTAATGAAAAGTCTCAAGCAATTAGATTTATTTGCGGTAGTGCATCTTCATCTGGCACAGGTGTTGAGCCACATGTTTTGATTGAAGCAGAAGGTCAAAATATTGTTGCATTTACAAATCCACTCAGCTTGATTCTTAATAGAAAGTTTGAGGATGATGATGAAGAATACACTGATGAGTTTGGAAACCCAGCCTTTGGTGATGGAATTCCTGATTTGGTGAATGCAAATACAGATTATGCTAACGATACTTCTTTGGACGGTGGTATTGCCTCGTCTAAATATGGTATTGAGGAGACACTTGGTGGACAGAATACTACTCTGCTCCAAACAGGTGATCAAATCTATGATGGTAATGCACAACCTTTGGTTGCTGCCATCAGTGATGCTGGACAACTTGGAGATGGTGACGCTCATGTTTCTACAGCAAGTGTCATTGTCGAATTCTCTGGAGCATCAAGATATTCTGCATCAGAATCGCTGAGTGGAGCAACTACAGGTGTTACAGCAACATTTGTTTCTGTTGCGGAAAACACACCTAAAACAAATCAGCAAACTGTCCAAATAAAAACAATCGTCAATAATGGTGCAACTTACCTATTCCAAGTGGGTGAAACACTTAATGGCGTAACAAGTGGCGTCACTGCCACTATCAAAGCTATTGAATATAACAGCTTCGTAAGAAACGAGGACGATTAAGTCCCATAAATAAAAAGAAGGTATCGGTAGAAAATGGCACTACTTACTGACCAATTTAGAATTTTCACGGCACAGAGATTCAAAAAATCTCTGGAAGGTCCTGACCCAACTCAGTCGGACCTAGATGCTGGTGCAAATCGTGATCGACTGTATGTTTTCATTGGTCGTCCCCAACCGTGGGATAACGAAAACGCAGCACCTGATCCTGTGGATTCTTTCCAAGAATTCTCGGATGACTATTCTGACATGATCTCTCTTAAGAGAGTCCTTGCTAACGATACCATTCAAGTGGTCCGTCGTATTGACTGGATTCCCCCAGAGCAAACCACTGGTGGTCTGGGTTACGTTTATGACATGTATCGCCATGATTACTCCGCCACAAAGACGGCATCGTCGGGTGCGACGAAGCTTTATGATGCAGACTTTTATGTCGTTAACTCGTCCTATCAGGTCTATAAGTGCATCTACAACGGGACCAGTCCTAGTGATCCTAACGGTAAACCTTCTACTGTTGAGCCTACTGGTACTTCCACATCCATTATTACAACTGCCGATGGTTATCGTTGGAAGTATTTGTATACGATCCCTGTTGGTCAGGTTTTGAAATTCTTCTCGAATGAATACATGCCTGTGTTGACAGATACCGCTGTTATCTCAGACGCTATCGGTGGTGAAATCGACACAGTTGTTATTGCAGCATCAGGAAACGGTTATAACAATGGCACATATGAAAATGTCCCCATTAAAGGTGATGGCACTGGCGGGCGTGTTTCGCTTGTTGTTGATGGTGGGCGCATTGTGTCTGCCACTGTTACGTCAGGTGGATCGGGATACACCTTCGGTAAAGTCATCATCGATGAAGTCAACGGTATCGGTGCAGGTGCAGGATCAGGCGGTAGCGTCGAAGTAGTTATCCCCCCTGTTACTGGTCACGGTGCAGATCCCAAAGTTGAATTGGGTGGATATCGTATCATGATCAACACCAAATTCACCTACGCTGAAGGTAGTGGTGACTTCCCAACTGATAACGATTACAGACGTATTGGACTCGTTATCAACCCATACAAGAATGGCACACAAGAGTTGACATCAGATCTTACTCTGTCTGCTACAAAAGCTGTTATCTTCTCCCCTACATTTACGGGCAACTTCCAAACTGATGAGATTATCACACAATCTCGTACCATTGGTGGTCAGCAAGTTACTGCTCGTGGACGTGTTATTTCTTGGAATAACACAACGAAGGTCCTTAAGTATTACCAAAACAGAATTGACGGGGTATTCCCTGAAATTACAGGTAACCTGATTGACTTTGAAGGTGGTAACCCTGTGGTTGGTAGCACCTCTGGTGCATCTGCTGACCCTGATATCAACTTCCCAATTATTTCTGGTGAGTCTACCAGAATTATTAACAACACTGAATATGACCTTGGTATGTCATTTACCAATGGATATGCGAGACCTGAGATCGAGCCAGATTCGGGTAGCGTAATCTACATAGATAATAGAGGCGCGATCACTCGTGCTGGTGACCAAATCGAGGATATCAAAATCGTAATCGAGTTCTAAGATGCCCCAGAATACTAATCTAAATATTGCTCCTTATTTTGACGACTTCGATAAGGACAAAAACTTTTATAGAGTCCTCTTTCGACCAGGATATCCCATCCAGGCGAGAGAGCTTACAACGATGCAATCGATTCTACAGAATCAGGTTGAAAGCATCGGCACGCACTTCTTCAAAGAAGGTGCGATGGTCATTCCTGGACAAATTGGATATGACCTTAATGTGCAGGCAGTTATTCTGCAGCAATCTTTCCTTGGTGTAGACGTAGAGACATATAGGACACAACTTAACGGTCAGATTATTGAGGGCATCACAACTGGCGTTAAGGCAAAGGTCCTTTACTCTATTCCTTCTACAGAATCAGAGCGTGGTTATATTACACTGTATGTAAAATATATTGACTCAGGTGACACAACTTCAAGTGAATCTCTTAAAGGTTTCCAACCCAACGAGCAGTTGCTTGCTGAAAACGAAATCACTTTCGGCACAACTCTGATTGAAATTGGGTCTCCATTTGCACAGTTGCTTCCTGTTGATGCAACTGCTGTAGCATCTTCTGCTTATATCAATGAGGGTGTCTATTTTATTAGAGGTCACTTTGTTGATGTGCCTTCCTCTTATTTGATTCTTGAGCAGTATTCAAACAACCCTTCTTATAGAGTTGGTCTTGAAGTTTCAGAATCCATTATTACTCCTGAAGATGATCCTTCTCTTAATGATAATGCCGCTGGCACTTCTAATTATTCTGCGCCAGGCGGACATCGTTTCAGAATTCGTACCTCTCTCGTCAAGAAAGCAATTAACGATGAGACAGATAAGAATTTTATCGAGCTACTCAGAATTAATAACTCCAAACTAGAGCAGTTTGTTAATAATACTGAATACTCTGAGCTGGAGAGATCTCTGGCACGCCGCACATATGAAGAGAGTGGCGACTATGTTATTGATACCTTTGACATCAAGATGCGTGAGCACCTTGACGATGGTTTCAACAATGGTGTTTATAGAGCAGGTGCACAATCCAGAGAAGGCAATGCTGCCTCTGAAGATATGCTTGCCATTGAGGTTTCACCAGGTAGAGCATATGTTAAAGGTTACAGGACTGAATTCCTTGTGCCTCAGTATGTTGATGCTCCTAAACCTAGAGACTTCAACTCTGAAGAAAACGCTATTGTATCTTTCAACCTAGGTCAGTTTGTTAAGGTCTACGATGTATATGGATGGCCTGATCTAACTGGTGAAGGTGTTACTGATGCATATCAAGTCCTTGAGATGAGAGACGACTGGGCTCTCAATCCAGGCTCCAGTGTAAGTGGTAGACAGATTGGTCGTTGTCGCACCATTCAGATCCAAGAAGATCAGACTGGCATCTATGACCTTTATATGTTTGATATTCAAATGTATACTGCCGTTAACTTGGCAGCAGGTAACCAATCTGTGCAGGTTGGTGATGTGATTGTCGGCAGGACTTCTAATGCTAGAGGTTTTGTTGCTGATGCTGGATCTGGTAACTATTTCTCCCTTGAGCAAGTTTCTGGTAAATTTGTTAACGGTGAGGTGATGGAAAGAGATGGTCGTGTTATCGGCACACTGGAAGCAGCATGGACATTTGAGCCTACTGATACAAGATCTTGTATTGGTAGAAACAACAGTAACCAAGTTATCTTTGGTTGTAACTGGTTGTTAAATGATCAAAGAGAAATCGAAGCAACTACTGTTACTCTTGATCAAGCTGCATTTACTTTGACTGGTTTTAGGACTAAGTTTGAAAACGATCTTAGACCAGGTGAAGTTGTAACTGTATCTGGCACAAGTGCAGAAGGTGAGACATCTTTCCGTATTGAGAGAGTTGATCCACAATATATTAAGACACAATCTGGTAACTCTCACACAGGTGCTTCCTATAATGTGTTTGATTATGCTACTCAAGTAGCGAGAGTTGATCCTACTCTGAATAAGGGATCTATTTCCAATGGAGAATATTCTGTATTGGCACGTCTTCGTCCATACATTTTCCAAAAAGATTATCAGAATGGTGAGCTGACGATTGATACTCCTAAGACTTCAATGAAGTCTATCAGTGATGAATCATTCTTTGTCTATCGCACATTCACAAACAAAACTGTTGTGTCTGGTGGTGTTACTGTTACTCTGCCTGAATCTGAGCAGTTTGCATCTCTTGACGGTGAAAACTATGTCTTGACTGTCCTGTCTGAATCTGGATCTGCATACTCAGTTGGACAAAACCTTGACATTGATGCTCTGAATGATGGTGGACAGTTGACTGTTACCTTCGGTGCATCTAGACAGTCCATCACGATTGACGGTTTGACAAATGTCCAGACTGTTAAATTGACTGCACTGGTTTCTAAGAATATCGTTTCTAAGAAAATTAAGACTGCTGCAAAGATGCGTGCCATGAAAGTGGTCCGCACACAAAATAATAATGACCAGCAAAAATTCGGTCTTGCTTACGGTAACTTGTATGGCACCCGTATTGAAGATAGAGAAATTTCTTTTGCTCTAAATGACGTTTATAAGATTCATGCAATCTATGAATCTGAAGACGATAATGATGCAGAAGCACCTTTCCTGACACTGCAAGAAGCAACCTTCTTTGATTCTGGTAGTGTTGTTATTGGTAGGACATCTGGTGCTCGTGGTCGTGTTATCCAGTTTATTAACGCAACTCTAAAACTACACATCGTCGCATTGAATGAAATTCCATTCTTGCCTGGCGAAACTATTGATGGTGTAGATGATGATAGTCAACCTCTCTCAGCAATCATTGATGATGCTGAAGGATCTATCGGTAGAGGTAGTAAAGTTATTACATCTCAGTATGAGTTGGATCCTGGTCAAAAAGCACATTTCTATGATGTTTGTAAGATCACTAGAATTCCAGGATTTACAGCACCTACAAGAAAACTACTTGTTATCTTTGACTACTTCATTCATGAATCTTCAGGTGACTATTTTGCTGCACAATCTTACACAGGTATTACTTTCAAAGAGATTCCAAATTACAAACTTGATGGATCTATTAACTTCCTGAGAGACCAGTTGGACTTCCGTCCTGCTGTTGGTGAATTGGCATCTGGTAACGGCACTATTGGTGCACCATACTTTGTTAACTGTGCATCTCTTGACTTTGCTGCACGCACATTTAACACTTCTGGTGGCACGGGCGGTGCGACAATCTTCGACATCATGAAGGTTGATACGGAATTTAGAATGGATTATTCCTACTATCTTCCTAGAATCGACAAACTGTTTATTACCCATGACAACAAACTGCAAGTTGTAAGGGGTGTCTCTGGTGAGGATCTTCTCCCACCTGAGGGTATTGAAAATGCTATGTTGTTGGCAGTGCTTGAGCACAAACCATACAACTACGATGTGGAGCGAGATACTCTGATCTTCCCTGAGATCATTCGTCGCTACACTATGAAAGATATTGGTGATCTTGAGACTCGTCTTACTCACGTTGAGTATTACACATCTCTGTCACTGTTGGAAGTCCAAGCAGACAACGCTAAGTCCTATGACGACAATGGTTTCGACCGTCTGAAGAATGGTTATGTGGTTGATGACTTTACCGACCACACTATTGGCGACGTGCTTAACGTTGACTATAAGTGCTCCATGGACTTCAAAGAAGGTCTGTTGAGACCTGCTCACTATACTACTAATGTCCCTCTTGAGTTTAATGCTTCAGCATCTAACAATGTTGTAAGGACTGAAAGTAATATGATCTTCCTGCCTTGGCAGGATGTTGAGATTGTTAAGCAACCTTATGCATCTAGGACTGAGAATGTTAACCCATTCAACGTGTTTACATTCATTGGTCGTGTTGACCTAACTCCAGCATCTGACGATTGGATTGATATTGAGCGTCTTCCTGCTCGTGTTGAAAACGTCGAGGGTGATTTCTCTGCTGTTGCTAGAGACCTTCAGATTGACCAGAATGGTTTTGCTCCTATCCAATGGGGATCTTGGCAAACCAACTGGACTGGTGAATCACTTCAATCATCTTCTTCCTTCCAGTCTAGATCAGGTACATATGGTATTGGTCGTCAGTTAGGTCGTGCTGGTCACGGTCAGCGTCGTCAGGGTCTTTTCTACCTGCACGAAAGACGCACATATCGTGTTGTTAACAACCAAGCAAGACAAGGTATCAGGACTCGTGTTGTGCCCAAGATTGACAGAAAGTCTCTTGGTGACACTATCCTGTCTCAAACAGCAATTCCTTGGATTAGATCTCGTAACATTGGTTTCAACGTTGATCGTTTGAAGCCTCGCACCAGAATGTATGCATTCTTTGATGGTGTTGATGTTACCAACTATATTACTCCTAAGGTTATTGAGCTGATCAAAAACTCTTCTGAAGACACTCGCACAAACGAAACACCTTTCGTTGTTGGCGAAACTGTCATTGGTGAATCTTCCAAGTGTCAACTTCAGGTCGTCGCTGCAAATGACGGTTATAAGACTGACCCTTATGGTGTTGGTGAGGCAACTCTTCCCGAGTCATATGCATCTCAAACACCCGTACTTAATATTGACTTGAAGGCACTTGCTGAAACTGTCAATCCTAACTTCTTCGGTAATGCACAAACAGGTGAAGTGTTGGTGGGTCAAACCTCTGGTGCTCGCGCTGTTGTGAAAGATCGCCGTCTGCTCTCTGATAACATCGGTAACCTGCAGGGCACATTCTTCATTCCTTCTCCTAAGAATGATGCAAACCCACGTTGGGCAACTGGCACAAGGACATTTAGATTCACAACATCTAATACTAATAGTAGATCACCTGGCGAAGTTGATTCTTCTGCAGATACTGAATATAAAGCAACAGGTACTTTACAGACTGTTAGAGAAAATATTCTTGCAATCAGAAACGCTCAAATCGTTAGAGATACTGTTACTGATGAAAGACAAGTTATTACAACTAGGACTGAGACACGTCAGGTTGGTTGGTATGACCCTCTTGCACAATCCTTCATCGTTGATGAAGAAGGTGGTATCTTCCTGACAGGTGTTGATATCTTCTTTAACACTAAAGATAGCAACATTCCTATCTCTATGCAGATCAGGACTATGGAGAATGGTTATCCTACTAAGGATATTCTTCCTTTCTCTGACGTGACAATCGATCCTTCTCAGGTTGAATTGTCTGATAACGCTGCAATCCCAACACGATTTACATTCCAGTCTCCTGTTTATATTAAGCAGTCGATTGAATATTGCTTCGTGCTTCTGTCTGACTCCAACGAATATAAAGTTTGGATCTCCAGAATGGGTGACGTTGAAGTCAGCGGGACAAGGACCATCTCTGACCAACCATATGCTGGTGTGCTCTTTAAGTCACAAAACGCATCTACATGGACTGCTGACCAGTATGAGGATTTGAAGTTTACCATCTATCGTGCTGAATTCACAGCAAGTATTGGTAACGCCGTATTTAATAACGCTGAGTTGGGTCTCGGTAACGGTGGTGTCCATAACTTGATTGAGAATCCAATTCAAACTCTCAAACCAAAGCAACAACTGTTGCTCCCTACAGGCACAAATAATAATTTCACTATTGGTGCTCGTATCATTCAGACACCTTCTAACGCAGAAGGCACCATTGTTGAGTTTGACTCAACATCTGATCCTGAAGTGATTACGATTTCCGATATTGTTGGATCTTGGCAGTCAGGTTTCTTGGATGCAAATGGTAATCCATTCCAAGGTATTAAATCCTCTCAGTCAACAGCAACCATTGTGTTGTCCGCTATCTTTAACGGTGTCTTTGAAGTTAATAATACTATCACAGGATCTACATCCAACGCTACCGCTAAAGTAACCAACTATGATGCAGGCACACAAACTTTGAGTGTCAACTTTGTTGATGGTGCATTCGACTTGGCAGATACACTATCTGAGCCAGGCGGCACATCTGCAACTATTACTAGCGTTACTTATGCTGGTGATACTTATGACACTTATCCTACTGCTGCTCCTACATATTCAAATGATGATAAGGAAGTCTTGGTGTATCACAGAAACCACTGTATGCATCAACGCACAAACAACGTAGAGGTTTCTGGAATTGTTTCTGAGATCCCTTCTACTACTTTGACTTCTACTCTGTCAGTTGGTGCTGGTAGTATTCAGGTGCAGGATGCTTCTGCATTCCATACGATTATTAATGGCACAGGAATTGGTAACTTGAATCCTGGCTTTATTAAGATCGGCACAGAAATTATTAAATACTCTGCTATTTCTACTAGCGGACAAACCATTACAGTTGCAACTTCTGGTAGAGGATCTAACTCTACTGCTGAGCAAGAGCATCCCTCTGGCACAGTTGTTGAATGTTACAACCTTGATGGTATTCCTCTGACAGAAATCAATAAGGTCCATACCAGCATTTCTTGCCCATGGTTGGATACTTATATGTTGCACGTTGATAGTGTTGCAACAAATGGAATTCGTGCAGGTGGCACAGGCGTTATTGCTTCTCAGAATGTCCAGTATGAGACTTTGACACCTACTGTCTCCACCATGAATCTCCCAGAGACTAATATTCTTGCTCGTGTAAATACTACTACGGGCACGTCAATCGGTGATGGATCTACCACCATCGACCAAGCGTCCTTTGTTAACAATGGCACATACGAGGATGTTGTCCTCAATGAGCAAAATAGATTCTACTCACCTCAGTTGATCTGCTCCAAGATTAACGAGCAAAACAAACTTGATGGTGGTAAGTCATTCAACATGATTATTGAGTTGTCTACTGATAAGGCATCTCTATCTCCATGTATTGACTTGGATCGTTGCTCTCTGATTACAACCACCAACCGTATCAATGCATGGCCAGGCGGTCCTGATCCTTATGGACAACAGTCTAATATTGATAGGGATCAAGATGTTTCGACACTTCCTAATGGTGATCAAAACGACGCAGTATACATCACACGTCTCGCCCGCTTGGGTCAAGAGGCTAGATCTCTCAAGGTTGACTTCCAAGTCACCAGACATCCTGCTTCTGAAGTCCGCGTATACTACCGTGCATTCAAGATCGGTAATGCTACATCCAGCGAAGAGACAGGTTGGACTCTGTTAGGTCTGCCGACGAATTATGACTCTACTCCTTCCGAGGAAATTCTTTATAAGGATTATGCCTATGAAGCAAGAGGTCTTAACTTCAACGCATTCCAAGTGAAGATCGTTATGAGATCTACTAACCAAGCAAGAGTACCTCTAATTGCTGATCTTCGTGCTACTGCTTTAGCTACTTAAAGCTCCCTTGCAACCCTTACATGGTTGATTATAATAATAATTGAGGCACTTGTCAAGTATGGCACAAACCAACCCCTATGATCCAGATCTCATCCCCGTTGAGGGGAAAGATGGCTGGTATCGTGACCCATACTCCAATGCAATCGTGAATTGCAATAAAAGTGAGTATGATAAATATATGGCAGCGCATGATAAGCGCACCAAAAAAGATGAATCCTTCTCTACTTTACAAGATGAAGTAAAAGGGTTAAAATCTGAATTGAATGACATCAAACGTTTACTACACATTATTGCTAACGGAGATCAATCTAAATGACACTTGACGTACCTGAAACAATGGACCAATCAGAATTGCTTGAGCAATTCAAGACACGCTATCAGAATTTGGTAACTGAGAACCAGAAACTCCAAAAACAAATTCGTGATAATGAAGCAACAGCACTGAAACTCATGGGTGCTATTGAAACTCTTGAATATCTGGACAGTCCACCCGAGGACAAAACTGAGGAAGCGGGTGAATAAGATATAGCCCCCGTAAAGGGGGTTTTCTTATAGACATATAAATAAACCAGCAGACAATGTGTGCAGTTGCAGGATCCTTTAAGCAATGGCAAATAGAATACAACTAAGAAGAGACGGTGCTCAGCAATGGGCAAACGTCAACCCTATCCTTGCCCAAGGTGAATTGGGTATCGAGATCGATACGTCGCGTATCAAAATCGGTGATGGCGTTACGCCGTGGAACTCGCTTAAATATGAGCGACCACTAGAAACCGAATCTAATACCGCCAACACTCTGGTAAAGAGGGATGCTGACGGTAACTTTGAGGCGGGTGCAATTACTGCATCGCTGATTGGTAATGCTGCGACTGCAACAAGACTGGCAAACTCCAGACAGATCCAACTGGGTGGTGACATGTCTGGTAGTGGCACGTTTGATGGATCCTCAAACCTGACCATTACTGCAGAATTGAATTATGTTACAACTCTGCCACACTATGATCAGAATGATCTTGACGCACAAGGCACATATACAAAACTAACTATTGACTCTCGTGGTCGTATTGTTAACGCATTCAATCCCACGACTCTAAATGATTATGGAATCATTGACGCGCAACCTCTTGATAGCGATCTGACATCGGTTGCTAGTATGACCACTTTCGGTCTGATGTCTCGTCAGGCAGAAGGTAGTATTGTCACTCGCACCATCACTGGTGGTAGTGGTCGTATTATTGTACAGAATGGTAACGCACAAACCAACAACCCCTTCCTTGATCTTGCTGATACAGCAGTTGTTGTTGGCACATATAACCCTGTAGGACTTGGAGATACCCCTCTTGTTTCTGTAGGCACAGGTTCTCAGACTGTTAATACTACAAACTTCACAGTTGACAGATACGGTCGTTTGACTTATGCTCAAACCAGTCCTATCGCAACTGCAACGGAGGGAGCGAAGTCTGGCACATCTTTCACCACTTACGATAACGCTGTTGCGTATCCTAGATTTTCAAAGATTATTGCTCCTAATGGTAGAGTATATCAAGCTGCTATTCGGGATGTCGGAGCAGGTCTCGGCGCACCAACGCACAACACAAACAATGGTGATGCAGACGATCAAGGTGGATGGAGAGATCTGGGTGCTGATTCCGTCGAGCAAAAGGGTCTTGCGAGTTTCGACCAAGAAGACTTTGATGTAGATGACAACGGTCATGTAACGATTGCTGCAGACGCAATCGAAAATACTCAGTTACAATCTGCTGGTAAACTTATGTTTACCGACCAAGCAGCAACTGAAGAGTTTATTCTCGACAAAGAGCGCACAACTGACAATGCCTATCATGGCATCACTAAAGTAAACCATGTTAACATCAACAACCGCACTGGTAATTCTGTTTTCAGAGTTGTTGGCTACGATACTTCTGAGTATCCCTTCCAACCTTCCATCCTGTCGCAGGGTAATTCTTACCCCGCTGTTACTGCTGATGATGCTAACGGCAATGGGAGCGCCACAAGCGGTTCTTCTCTTACTGGCGCTGTTGACATTAATCTTGACACTACCCTTTCTGGTAATCTTACCCTCGACGTTGCAAAAGCCGATCAATTCATAAAGAGGACTAGCGGCAATCTTGAGGTTGCTCTAGAGATTAATGAAACTAACAACCGCTCGATGGATGTTAATGTCACCAACGCAGGTTCTGGTGATGCAACATTCAATCTGACTGTTGATCAAGATATTACTATTAACGTTACCGATGTTGATCATCGCGTTAACGTAGAAGACTTCCACATTCAGGATAATGTGTTGTCAACCACCAATTCCATCATGGTGCTTGACCCTGCTGATGACGATGACATTAGTGGCACAGTCCGTATCCGTGGAGACTTGACTGTTGATGGCACCACGACTACAGTTAACTCAACTACAGTCACCATCGATGATGTCATTCTTACCTTGGGCGGAGACACAACACCAACGCTCGATGATGGAAAAGACAGAGGTGTTGAATTCCACTATTATGATTCACAAGCAAGAAAAGGATTCTTCGGGTGGGACGAAAATTACGCGGATGCTAACATATGGTCTGGCACTGGCGGGTATAGGTTCCTCTACAACGCGACTAACACAAGCGAAGTTTATTCTGGTACTGACGCTCCTCTCATTGCTGGTAACCTCAGACTAACAACTAATACGTCTTCTACTTGGAAGACACCTACAACTGGCACATTGGTAGTAACTGGTGGTGCAGGTATTTCTGAAAACCTCAACGTGGGTGGCACAACTCACCTGAATGGTAACGTTGAGATTGATGGCACACTTGATATTGATGCCAACTTTGCTATCAGAGATGGCAGCACTGATAAGTTTACTGTTGCTAGTGCTTCAGGTAATACTGTTATTGAAGGCACACTGGATGTCCAGCTGGAAACTGAAATTACAGATAACCTAATTGTAAGAGCAGATAATAAAGTATTTGATATTAAGACAGATGCTGGCGTATCTAAGTTTACTGTAGATACCGATAATGGTAACACTGTCATTGAAGGCACAGTTAATGTCAAGCAAGGCGTTGACTTTGATAGCACACTGAATGTCGATAGTGATGTAACCTTCAACGCAACATTGGATGTTGACGATGATGCTACATTCCACAACGACATTACACTTGATACCACTGGTAAATTCTTTACAATTACCAATGGTAGTAGTCAGACTTTCCGTGTAACATCGACAAATGGTAACACAGATATTGAAGGTAGTCTTAATGTTGGCGGCATCAACACTTTTGAGCGCACTAACAATATCGTTATTGCTGAAACTACAGACGATATCACATTAAGCAGTGTAGGTAACGCTACCTTTGCTGGTGGTGTAAACATCGATAAGGATGTAAGAATCGGCACCGATCTGTACGTGGCCGATCGTTTAGTCGTCAAAGACGCTGGCACAGCACGCACACGTCCTTCACTTCTCAACAACGTTGATGTCCTGTATCGCACCTATCTGGGTGGTGGCGCAGCACACAATGCAGACTTTGCTGATGATCCTGATGCTCAACTTAGAGTTGCAGGTGGTGTAGGTATTGTCCAAGACTTGTATGTTGGTGACGATTTCTATATTGGTAAGGTTTCTAATACAGACACTATTGAATTCCAAGTCCTTGGTGAGTCTGGTGCTACTACAATCGGTCGTGTTGGACAGGGTGGCACAACAGATGGATCACTTACAGTCCACGGTGATGTCACATTTAACCGTGATGTCACATTTAATGGTGACGCTCTAACCTTTGGTGTTGATGCAACTGATGTATTGACAGTCAATGCTATCTCCACATTCACTGACAACGTTACTGTTAACGGTGACTTGGATGTTGATGGTAATACCGTTATTGAAGGTAACCTGACTGTTAACGGCACAACTACAACTATTAACTCTACAACTCAGACTCTGGACGATCCCGTCTTTACTCTGGGTGGCGATACTGCTCCTTCTCAGGCAGATGCTAAGGATAGAGGTATTGAGTTTAGATATTATTCTGGCAGCGCACAGATTGGTTTCTTTGGTTGGGATAACTCTGCTGGTCGCTATGCTTTCTATCATGGGGCGACTAATTCTTCAGAGGCATTCTCTGGCACACGCTCTGGTATTGACGCTGGATCACTCAAACTATTTGATACAACCAATTCCACATCAGCATCTACAGGTGCACTGATTGTTGGTGGTGGTGTTGGTATTGGTCTAGACCTTACTGTTGGTGATGATCTTATTGTTACCGATGACGGTAGTTTCGGTGGCAACGTAGATATTACTGGCACATTAGATGTCACTAATGACCTTGCAGTCAACGGTAATAAATTTACTGTTGTTGCCAGCAACGGTAACACATATGTTGCAGGCACTTTCCAAGTTGATGGTAACTCTACCATTGGTAATGCTGGATCTGATAACCACATTGTTACTGGCACAGTAACATTCAACCAAGCAATTACATCTACTGACATCACTGCTGATCAGATTGAGATTGGTGTTGATGGTCCTACTGAAATCAGCACTACTTCTGGTAACCTGATTCTTGATTCTGATGGCGGCACTGTCAACAT